TCGAGCAGCGCTTCGAGCAACCGCCACCCCTTTTCGTTCACTCGGCGCTTTGCGTCCGCCGCGGCGAACCGGATGGCGACGCGCTTTTGAATGCCCTCCTGCACCCAAGCGGAGAGCAGCTCGATCAGCGGCCGGTGCCTGCCGGTGCGGCGCAGGCGGACGGCCTCGGTCGTGCGATCCAGGCGCTCGGCGATCTCGCCCGGCTTCCATTCGCAGCCCTCCAGGACGCCGATGAGAAGGTCCACCTCGTCGTAGAACCCTTTGTCGTACTTTCGTGCGCGGGGCGGTGGCATCGCCTGCACGTTGAGGGACGAACTTGCGATTCGTCAAGACTCCGGACCGCGAATGAACGAACACTCTGTTAGAATGCCGCCCAATGTGTGAGCCGTCGCAGCGGTCGATACGCAAGCCTGGCGGCGGACGCGCTGCTGTTTGCGATTACGTCGTTGGTGCGTTTTGTACCTTCGAACAGGTCAAGCTGGACGGGAGCGATCACGCGGCGTTCTGCGGGCACCTACTGCCAGAGTGTAGGAGTCGCGCGCGTGCCTGAGCAGACGTGCCAGAACCCCGACGCACCCTGCGCCGCTGTAGCCCGCTACTACTGGCGCGGCATGAAGCTCTGCCGGATGTGCTGCCTGCGGTTCAAGCGGCACGGCGACGGAAAGCGGCTGAAGCCGTGGGCCGCGCTGCAACGAAAGGGGCGTAATCCATGACCGCCCCTCTACTCTCCGGAATCATTTATCGCGTGAAGTACCGCGCAAAAGTGAACATCGAAGACTTCAAAGGTCAAATCTACGGCTACATCCCGGAGGAAAGAATGAACAAACCGAAGCTGAACCCGATGCCGGGGCGCGTCGTCGTCGAGCTGGTCGACCGCATGACCGAGTTCCCTGGCAGTGGGCTCGTGATGGACAACCGCTACCAGTACCAGCCGTACATCGGCACCATAGTTGCCTTCGGAGACCCGACCGACGAAGAAGAGGCTTCGTTGATCGCGCAGGCAAAGGAGCGCACCGCGAACGGCGAGCGGTTCATTTTCACGTGGGGCAACGGGACCGATTACAGCTCTCCACAGATGATGGAGTTCCCCGGCAAAGATCGCGACGTGCCGCGGTTCTGGTGGCTCGCGAAGCTGCGCGTCTTCCGCATCAAGGACCTCGCGGCCAGCATCTCCGGCGGCGATGAGTTGGGAGGCAGCGATGTCTGACGTACTCGAAGAAGTCACCGTCACGCATTGCCTGACCGAGATTTTCAAGGCGGTCGCAGATGCTCATGATGGCGGCAAGCGGTTACCGGCCGACCTGCGCAAGACGTACGAATTGGAGATGAGCAGACCAGTCATGGTTCGATTCTACGAACGCCTCGTGTCGGCGCGGAATGCGGAGCTGGGAGGGTCGGATGTCTGAATCGCCGAATCTCTACCGTGGTCGGGTCCGCATCGCTCCAGAGACCGCCGAGGAGTGGAAACGCGTCGGAGTTCCCTCCGGAGTCGCTGAGGACATTGGGAGGCATCTCGTCAAGGCGGCTCTGCACGTTTGGGAGCCGGGCGCCACTATTGTCATCACAAGCGACGTGCGAATTTGAAGACGCCGAAGAAGTACCACCTAGAGGGTCGGATGTTTGACGAAGATTGGTCTGCCTGGGCACGCCTCAGTCTCTCCGCCGCGGCGCTTTGTGGCGCGATCATCCTCCTGGTGGTCGCCCTGGTGATGGCGGCGAAATGACCACCCAACCCCTCTCTTCCCGCATCCGCGAAGCCTTCAGCGTAAGCGCGATCGACTTCTCCTCCGCGCCGGGATTCTGGCGGAAACTCACTCTCGCCTGCCTGTGGTGCTTTTATCGCTGCCTGAACCTCATCGGATTCAGCCATCTCAACAAGATTCACGTCGACTGCGAAGCCGCGCTCGTCCCGGCCGTCGAGATGTTTGGCGACTCTGGCGACTTCGCGGCGGTCTACAACTTCCAGGCTACCGATGGCCAGATTTTCACGGTCATGAAGGTCCGCGGGCCGCTCGGATGGACGGAGAACCATCATGTCTAACCTTCCATTTTCGAGAATCCAGTGGGCCATGCGCGGCCAGCCAGGCCAGCGCGCGCCAAAGCGCCCCGTCATCACGGCCTACGACGGCGAGGGCGGATTCGCGTTCCGCCTCGAGCACCCCGTCGACGTCGAGTTCATGACCCGGCTCATCATGGGCGGGCTCGCCAAGATCAGCGAAGAGCAGGAGAAGCGGCGGCGGCAGGCCTCAGCGGATGCGGGTGGCGATCAGCGAGAGGACGCCGGCGCCACTATTGAACCGGCACCCGCCGACACCGAGCACGTCGACGAGGCGCCGGCTGGCGCACACCAGGACAACTTCCCGGCGGCCGGAGTTTAGCCAGAAAATCTCGATTCGCCAGCCCATTCGCTTACCCCACGATCACCCACCCGACGGTGCTGCTGTCGGCGGTCTGGATGCTGAGCAGCCCTAACTGGTTCGAGTTGATAACGAAGGACGTCCCCGGCGTGATCGTGCCGACAGAGAGCCCGGCTCCAGGCGTGCCTGCCGGAGTTTGCGTTGTCAGGACCACAATCATTCCGGCCTTCGCGGCGGTGGTTTGCACCGTAACCGTTCCGAGGGCGAGCGTTGCCGTTCCTGCCGCTGTGATTTTCGCCATATTAGTTCGTCGCCGTCACGATCCACTTCGACAGGCCACCATCGTAGATGAAACTCGCCGACGATGTGCCCGCCCGCAGAACGATGTCCGCGCCGGTCAAGGTCTGAATCTGATTCGCCGCGACGGACGTGGCGGTGTTCGTCAGCGTCATCTGCTGCGCCGTGGTGTTGAAGATGACGAGCGTCTGACCATCGGTCCCCGCCGCGAACCCCGTGACGCTGAACGCGCCGGTCGGACCGGTGATGCGCACGAATCCCGCGTTGGCGATCGCCAGGTCGTTGTTCGCGCCGTTGGCCAACGTCAGCGGCTTGTTGGGGAAGACGGTGGAGGTGGCGAACGACGCCCGCTGTGAAGTATCGAGCGTCAGCGCGGCGAGCGAGTTCGTTCCGAGGATGATCGGCTTAGATCCAAAGGTGTCGATCACGAGCCCGTTGCCGGCCGTCACGACGATCTCGCTATAGCCCCCGAGGGTGACTCCACATCTCGCCACCACGCGCGCCGTACCGTGCGAAACCATGTTGCAGTTCGCCGTGTCGGCGAGCGTTCGAATGGCCGCCTGCGCCGTCGTCCCGGAATTGTTCGTGTTGTTGACCACCCACAAGGTCTGCTGGTTGGCCGCGTCGACGGTGACGATGAACATCCCGGCCGTTGCGGATGGAGCCGAACCGGCGCCGATGTTCCCGGAGGTCTGGAGGGTGTCGGTTGTAGGGGCCGTCATCGCCGGCGCGGTCAGCGTCTTCCCGCTGAGCGTCTGCGTGTCGGTGTCGCCGACGATCGCCCCAGACGGCGCCGTGACGGCCGAAAGCACGCCCGCGGCGAGCTTCGCGATGCCCGTGAGCGCGGCTCGCTTGAGCGTCTTCCCGCCCGTCCCGCTGAACAGCGCGACCTCGGAATCGATCGAGGCGGCCGGCCCGGTGACGTCGCCGACGCCGGACGGATCGGTGAGGAAGCTCCGGAGCTGAGCGGTCGTGATCTGCTCATCGACCCGCAGATCGGGGTCCTTGACCAAGAGCCACGGCCAGAAGAGCTTCCGGAAAGCCACCTACACGGACTCCGGCAGTTCGTCAACGGCGTCCGCTTTGTCGGGCGGCTCCACGTACCCGCCGAGGTCGATCTTCATCTCTTCGAGACCGAAGACGCGCGGATCACCAACCAACAACTCGACGAGACTGTCCATCAACGCGGCTCGCTGCTCTTCGGTGGTGTCCCTGCGGAAGCGAATCGCGAAAATCCCGCGGTAACCGGGCTGGGGTTCGGCGCTCACCGCAGGCCCCAGTCTTCCGCGAGCTCGGCGGGGATGCGGTAGCCGCGATGGCTGGGCGCCACCTGCGTCCACGTCCGGAACGTCCCTGGCCACGCCTGCGCGGTTTCACGGTAGACCCTGTCCTGTTCGTCGGAGAGGATCTTCTCGAACTCGGCCCAACTCAGACGCCTCGGACGCTTCGGCAGGAACCGCAGAAACGGCGCCAGAATCGTTCCCAGGATCAGACCACGTCGGGTGATGTTCATGCCGATTTCTCCATCCCACGCGTGCAGACGCACCCAGCAAGCCCGCGCGCCATGCATCCGAAGGTCGCGCCGTGCGTGGAAAGCGGATCGTGGCAGTCCGGGCACACCGCAACCGTCGCGTACTCGAGATGAAAAACCTTCAGCCGCTCCGAAGGAATTGGCTGACCAGCAAGGCCGAGAAGCTCGTTGATGTGGCTCCGAATCGGTGACGGCTGCGACATCCCCGGCTGCGGAAGTCGCCGCTGATGAACAAGTGGCCGGACGCTGCGCGCCGCCTCCCCAGCCGCGCGCTCCTTGAAAGCCCCCTGGAGCCACCCGTTGAGTGCTTCGCGTAGGCTGGCGTCTACCTCACTCGTGACTTCTACACCATAGCTCTCGAACACCGTTCGAATCGACATGAGGAGGTCCGCCAGCTCGATTCTCATGCGCCGATTCTACCCCTTCTCCACTTGCGATCCACGAATAACAAAAACGCCGCCCTTTCGAGCGGCGCCGACTCCCCAAAGTCGATGCTGACGAATCCCCTTCCCTGGGTGTCAACATTGTTGGGAAACACTGAAAAGAGCGATGACGTCGACGCTACACGCGGAACGTGCCCGGAAGCCTACAACTCAACGCACCGCAGCGCAAGCTACCAGCGGCGCGGATAGTCGGTCGGAACGGGCGGCGCGCTCGGCCCGATGGCTTCCGGAAGGGGCGGATTGATGCGGTTTAGCGCGTTGTCGATGTCCTGGATTTCGCGATCGGCTGCGCGGCCCCTCGCCTGAGCCTCTTCCCGGCACTTCATCAACGTCTCACGCATGGCGTCGAGATCGCGATGCACGCGAGCCCAAACCGGGAGCGATTCGGAGGCTTTTCCGAGCCCCGCGAGTCCCACAACACCCGAACTGCCACTGACGAGTCCACCACGTACGTCCCGCTGATATTCGTCCATTGATCCGCTCTCCTTGGCCGCAATCCTACCACCTTGCGATTCTCGACGGCTCACAGGCATCTCACCAATTTTTCTTTCATCGTGCGTAGGGAATTTCCGCCGCCCCCTCACCTCCCATACGGGGGAGGGGGTCCCGGCATGGTCTCGTGACCTGGCCGGCTGGTCCTGCTGCGCGCTTTGATGCCAACTCTTTCGCGTTTCAGCATGCGGCGGGGAGGGAAGGTGCGAGCAATTCGATGCCAGCTCGGCGCAACGCTTTTCGCGTGCCAGCTTCAGTGCGCGGCCTTGCGAATTCTCAGGCTCGAGCGCGGGGCGGTTCGGGTGGGGGCTCGAGGGCTTCAGGGAAACGCTTCGAGGGATGTCCAGTCCCTCGGGCATCACCACCTTTCGAATCGAAGTCACTGGTACATTTTCTCCCACCGGCATTCATTCGCGCTGAGGGGGAGAGGGGAATGCGGCCGGCGCGGGTCGAACTCCATCCGAGGTTTTCGAGCATGCGGATGGTGCTCGGCTTTTCGGGGAGGGATTTGCCGGTTTCGCGCCGCCGTCCGCGCATGTACGCGCGATGGTCTTCGGCGTTCGCGGCGCGGCATTCCGAACAACGGCAGCCCGCTCTGTAGGATTGGATGATGCCGTGCTGCGCGGCGTCCTCCCCTCCTGGGTCCTTCCTCGCCGTGGCACATAAAACCATGGATCAACAGCGTACGCCGCTCGTCAAGTTGACAAACGTCTTCGAAATATGCCATGCGCCCGCGAACCGCTCGGAAGTTGATACATTTTCTCCCACACTCACCGATCAGGGAATGGCCAGCCACGCGATGAAAGCCTCCCACGTGTCGAATCGCTGGACGTTCGGTAGGAAGCAGAAAACGGAGTTTGCTCGCCCGATGACGAAGACCGGCTTCAGTTTCGCACAGGCGTAGCCCATCTCGACGTGCTTGCCGATGCTGGCAAAGTCAGCGAAGTAAAGAACTGCGCCGGCGCGGTCGATATCCTCGAAGTCCTGGTGGGCGTAGAGCGCGCACAGATCGACGTTGCCCGATCCAAGCGGATTACACCACTCCCTGCTGTCGATCCACCGGCTCGTCACGGTGACTTCCATCTCGCGCAACTGAGCCACGCGAGGCCGAGTGATGACCCAGTCCGTACGGAATGAGCACGCGATGTAAACGCTGTTGATCTTCATGGGGTCGCTCCGTCGATGGCCAGCGGGCACGCGCTCAGGTGCCGCGAGTCCCCGCAGAACTTCGAGCACCACCGGTCCTCGGCCAGCCACTGCGCGCGGATGGCGTCGACTTCGGCCTGCGTCCGTTCGGTCACGAGCGCACCGCCACGGCTGCGTCGAGCGAAGCGGTGAGGAGCATGGCGCGCATGTTGATGCCGTCCTCGGCGAACTCCAGCTCTGTCATCATCAGCACGGTGATTGCGATCGCGTTTGCGGGGGGAAGCGAGGCCAGAGTCTCGACCAAATTGCGGATGCCCTCGTAGGTGCGCTCGGTGTTGGCGACGAGGATCGACGCTTGCTCCATGATGGTGTCGCGAAGGGAGCAGCGGTTGCGCAGTTCGGCCTCTTTGCGAGCTGCCAAGGCGCGAATTCCGGTAGCGGCGGAGTTGCTCTTGCGGGCGGTTGCTGTCGTGTTTTCCATGCCCTCAATGTAACGCCGCACCCGTGAGAAGTCCGTCAGTGAAACATCAAATATTCGTGAGGGCTAGCGCGGGAATTCGTTCCACTCGCGGCCGTCGAGGATGCGACCGGCGGCCTTCTTGCCGACCTTCACCATGCACACGCCGGACTTCGCGAAGGGATTGTCTTTCCCTGCCGCTGACCAGTTCACCGTGTTTGGTCCGCGGGTGATCGCACCAGGATGCTCCTTCCCTGGCGCCCATTCTCCCCACTGCTTGAAGTGAAAGGCAACACCAGCGGCGACGCACTGGTCACGCAGCGAGCGCGCCCAATCCGGATGCATCGGTCGCGCGCCAGGGCCGCTCTCGCCGCCGACGATGACCCAATCGACCTTTGCGTGATCGCACGGCGCGGAGCACGCGCAATGGAGCGGCGTGTGACCGCAGCCGAGCGAGATTTTCTCCAAGTCGACGCCGCCGATCAACGGCTCCACGCTCAGCCACAGCGGCGCATCGCCGACGAGCGCGCGCAGCTTCAACAGCTCTGGAATGCGCTGGTCGGCCGTCGGCTGATTCTCAACTGAGCAGCCCCACCAAACATTCGGCGGGAGTTCGCGCCATTCGACCATGTCGCCGACGTAACGCCGCATCTTCGCCAGCCGCTTGGTCAGTACGAGCCAATCAAGGTGCGGCGTCGCGCGGATGGTGTCGAAAAGACCGTTGCGCCACGCGTCCGGAACCTCTTCGTCGAAGACGTCGGAGAGCGAAGCGGTGAAGACCTTGATGCGCCGCCCTTCCTTCTCGGCTTGGCGATTCCACGCGAACGGCTTCCGGCGGTTCGCTTCCGAGGTGAGCGCGCGAGGCTTACCCTTCCCCCACTCCCCGCGACCCATGCGCGTGACAACCAATGGCTCCGCGTAGCAGTTGTCGCAGCCAGCGGAGACCTTCGTGCAGATCAGCCACTCGTTGTGCGTGTTGTCGGTCCAAGAGATGCCCGAGCCCTCCATCGCCTACTTCTTCGCCGCGGCCGGCTTCTCAGCCTTCTCGGCTTTCGGCGGCGCGCTCAGCCGGCGCTTCAACTTCCCGACTTCGGTCAGGAGCTGGCCGACGGTGAGGGCTTCGAGCGCGTCCTTCGCTTCGACCGCCGCGAGGTGCATCGTGATGAGCATCTTCTCGGTGAGGTCGATCTTTCCGGGGGAGAGGAACTGCTTTGCAACGCCGTTGAGCAAATTCGGTGAGGCCATGTCGTTCTCCTTCGTTCTCTCAATGTTCGTGACTGCGGTCCCGCCTGTCACATTGGCCCTTGTGATTGAGCCTTTACGCTCCCCGGTTATCCGGTCATGAATCAGAGGTGCCGTCTGGGTCATAGCACTGCGGAACGCTTCTGACCGTCGCCCGTTGCGCAATCACGAACATTCAAAGATCGAAGAACGGAGCGGCCCTCGCGCGAGGAGCATCTCGAAACCCGACGCCAATCGAAGTTGCGAGGACTTGGAGTCGCGAGGACCGCTCCGAAGGTCGCGCGGGGAGACCGCCGAATACGCTCCCGGTGGAAGAGCAGATCCGACGACCGCGCGACCATCGCAGCGGGCGATTCGAGGTTGTAGGCAGTGCCCCCGAATCGCGCCGCGAGCTACTCGCCGGAGACCTTGGCCGCCTTGTACTTCTTGACCTTGGCCTTCTCTTCCGAACGCATCAGCACCGCGCATTCCTCGCCGTCTTCGAGCACGTAGAGCGGATTGCCGTCCTCGTCGCGGTCGGTCAGCTTCTCCTCGTGCTTGTGGAGCACCTTCTGCAGCGCGTCCTGGGCCTCGATTTCCTTCTCCAAAGCCTTCATGCGCTTGTCACGCAGCTCGCGGTAGAGATCTGCCGCGTCGTCGATCTGTTTGATGCGCGGGCGCTCGGTTCCGGGAATCTCGGTCTGCTTTGCGGTCGCCATTTACGTTACCTCCAGGTCGCGGATTGTAACCGCCGCTGGCGGCATCGTCAACAACTATTTTCAGGAAATCAGCGCCCCGACGCTGATCGCTTCCGGCAACACTTCCGGTGATGGTTTCCGCAGCGGCGCATGTCACCAGGGAGGATCTTGCCGCCGCACTCAGCGCAGTTTGTCCGTCGTACGCCCATTCAGTCCTCCGCGCGGTTTTCGGAGAAAAATATTTCATGTTCCATTCCTTGTCCCCAGGCGAAATCCCTTCGCAGGTGGCCTCCCCACCCGCGAGCACACACCGAACCCCTTCCCAGGCTTAGTGCTGGCCACCCTGCGAATCGACCGGGACGTTTCCGCAATGCGCGATCAAGTACGCGCCCGTTGCCCGGGTTTCGCCTGCGAAGGAGTGAAATATCGCTTGGGGTGACGGCGCAAGAGATGACAACCCGCCGCGCGGTGGCTGTGTGCTACCATTTGCCCGCGTTTTCATCTGACAGCGGCGATCCTACTCGGGGTCGGCCGTCGAGCGCAAGAGGGGCCCGCTGGCACACGGCGGGCTCTTTCCTTTTCAGGGCGCGAGCGGAAGCGCCGGCTGCCACGCATCGATCTTCCGCAGGCGCCTAATGACGCGTGCCGCCGCCCCGACCGCTACGAGTTTCCGAAGCCACGGCAGCCGCCGCGCACGCGCCGACAGGCCCCCGGGCGTCGACATCGCCTCCCCTCTGCAGAATGGGCAGCGCCCGCGGAAGAGCACCACGCGCCCATCGTCCGGGCACTCCGCGACGCGCGTGTCGCCGAGCTCGAGGCTTCGCAGCTTCATCGCAATCCCCTCTCCCTGCACCGATCCGGGCACCGGTCGCATTCGCGCATGCAGACGCCTTCGCTGTCGTGGTCTTGAAGGTCGCAACCACTGGCGCACCGACGATCACCGTAGACGCGCTTCCGGTTCTCCTGGTGGGCTACCATTGTACGGAACACGTCGTCGCCGAAGAGGAGCCGATCAGCCATTCGATGGCCTCGCGGTAAAGAACTCCGCCAGCGTCACGCCGTACATGTCGAGCAGCCTCACAAGCTGCGAGAGCTTTAACGTGTGGATGCGCCACTTCGCCTCAAAGCTCGAGATCGTCCTGAACCCAACGCCGCTCAGCTCCGCCGCTTTTCTTTGCGACAGGTTGCGACCTTGCCGGAGCTCCCACAACCGCAGCGCGACATCGCCGAGTCGTGGATCAATTCGGAGGGGATCGCGCTCAGTCCTACCTCGTTGCAAACGTGCCGGCATCATGTTCTCCTTAGGTCGCGGATTGTAACCGATCGCCGCGCACGATGGAAAGGGGCCGGATCGCTTTCACGAAAATTTGATGCTGGCCTGACGGACTTCTGACGGTGAGGGCGGTAGATTGCTCGGCATGAACGACCCTTGCCCTTCCTGCCGCGATTTGCTCGGCGTCAACTGCGGTTGGTGCGCGAGCTGCGACGTGTGGTCGCGCGCGGTGGTCGATGGGTACTGTTTTCTCAACCTGGACTGGAATGGACGACCGATGAAAACCGCGATGCACACACCAACCCTGACATCGACCGACAAGCGTTCAAAAACCCCACCGTTTGACGTCCTCTACGACGGCACCTGCTCATGCGGCGGCTGGTCGATGGACAGCAAGCCTGCCGCGACGATCCGCGCCGAGCACATGGCCCACCTACAATCCCTCCTAGGCCCCGAAGCGCAGGCGGAAAGGATGGACGCCACAAAGGGAGAGCCAACCAAATGAGCAAAGAGAAGTTGTGCTTCGCCTGCGATCGTCCGTTGATCGGCACGCTCGTCCATTCGGCCGTGAACGAGTTCGGTGGTGTAGTCAACGCGATAACTGAGGACGGCGCGCAGACCGTTTCCGTCGGTCCTGACTGCTGGCAAAGGATCGCGTCATCGGGCGAGACCGGTTATCAGCCGCCGCGCGGCGGACCTCGTTTACTGACGCTCACCGCGCGATTGTGCGGAGGATGTGCCGTCCGCGAGCCGTGGGAGCACCGATGTTTTGGGGACGGCAGCGGCTGCCTCTGCCTTGAATGCCGTGAGATTGAGCGCAACGCCGCGAAGGGAGACGATTGACTCCCCAACCCGAACACGGTTACAATCCGCGACCTGAATGCCGAGGAAGATCATCCGTCCAGCGCAGAAGCGAGGCCGATCTGTTTACCACGATGCATCGAGTCGGAATTTCACGTGCCCGTGCGGACGGGCGCACAGGTGGGCGCCGCGTCAGACCGAGATGGCGTGCAAGTGCGGCAAGCGGCATCGGCGGGGGCGAGAGATGCGACCGGACGGCGCGACCGAGGACGCGAAAGCTGCGGCGCTCGAGATCAGCAGACAAACGCTCTGGCGCTACCGCGTTGGCATCCGCAAGGACGCGGCGATGACGCGGCGGATCAAAGAGGTGGACAAGTTGTTTGCGCGCAGACCGCGCGAGTAAGGAGGGCACCGATGAATGATGATTATTACGAAGAGACCCGACGAATGGCAATTCGCGCGATTGTCTTGGGGGCCGTCAGCGTCATCTGTTCGGCCATCGGCCTAATCTGCTACTTTTTGAAGTGAAACACGAAGGGCGCGGAACTGGCTGAACCGCGCCCTTCGATCGCAAGGAGGTGAACGATGTCGGTCGTTCCGCAGTTTGTAGCACACCCGCCCTGTTGCGCGCAACGGTTCGCCCTGGCGCGCACCATCCTGATTGCCGCGCTGCTCGCCTTCGCGATCATGCAGGTATGGGTCAACCGGCTGCAAATTCAGATCAACGACGCGCTGATCCAGAGGATTCGCGCAATGGAGAAAATGCGATGAAAACCTTTGCCCTCAAACCCATTTGTGAGGACTGCGCGCCTGACTGCCCGAAGTGGCGCGGATCACACGCGCTTGATTCTCGCGGCTTTCATCGGGGCGCGTGTACCTCGTGCGCATGTCGGCAGTTCAGGCGCGCGGAACGTCCCTCGAAAGTCTTCCGCCTCTACGACTCCGAACTCAACGCCCCGCCGCTGGATGGAGGAATGATGCACCGACGCAGCTACATGCCGCACGATGGCGCGAAGCTCTCACGCGCTCAACTGGCCAGAGTCAACGCGAAACTCCGCAAGGATGTCGAGGCTCGCGATGAATTCATTCGCGCTCAGCGTGAAGAACAGCAGCGCCGCAATCGTGAGCGCGAGGCCACCGGCATCCGCGGCTTCCTGAACAAGGCGCGGCGCATTCTCAACACGCCAATCCGACTGTCGCGGAGAACACCATGACCGGCGTCCTTACCACCGGCGTCCACAACATCCCGGCCGAGTTTTACCATTCAGATCCCACACCCGAACCCTCGCTCAGCTCCGGCGGCATCAAGACGCTGCTCGGGGGATCATCCCCCGCGGAGTTCGCCGCGAACCATCCGCGCCTGACGCAGTGGCCGGAGCTGCTCGATTCGCGGTCGAAAGCGAAAGACCTCGGCTCCATCATTCACTCGCTCGTCCTGGGCGTCGGCGCCGGATTCCACGCGTGCGACCCCCAGGACTGCCCAGCGCGCACGAAGAAGGGTGAGCCGTACAAGACGTGGTCCGGCGATGCGACGGCATGGAAGGAAGCCCAGGAGGCCGAGGGCATCGTCATCATGAGCCGGAAGGAAGGCGCGCGCGTCCAGTCCGCCGCGAAGTCGATGATCGAGCTGCTGCGCAACGAATACGGCGACTGGCCGATCGGCGACAGCGAGCGCACGCTGATATGGCAGCGGCAGACCTCCATCGGTCCGATCTGGTGCCGGGCGATGCTCGACCACCTGGCGCTTCGACACATGGTCATCCTCGATCCGAAGTCGACATCTCTCGGCATCAGCAAGCGGGTGCTGCAGAAGACGATCGCGCGCGAAATGTGGGCGATTCAAGCGGCCTGGTACTTGGAAGCAGTCGAAAACTGTTTCCCCGACGTCGACCTCGCAGGGCGTCTGCGCTTCCGCTTTCCAGTCGTCGAGGTGAACCCGCCGTATCAGAGCAAGTTCGTTGGTATGTCTGAAGCGCGCCTCAGCATCGCGCGGCAGCGGATCGATCGCGCGGCGGAGACGTTCGCAAAGTGCCTCGCAGCGAACGACTGGCCGGAGGACAACGAAGAGTTCATCTCCGAGCCGGAAACGTGGGAGATCAACGAGTTCGAAGAAGAGGAAACGAAATGAGCGGCGACATGGAAATCACCGACGCCGTTCGCGCCGCGCAGAGCGTTTCAATCGGCCTATTCGGTCCCTCCGGCTGCGGAAAAACTCTGAGCGCTCTCCGCCTCGCGATCGGCATTCAGTCCGTCGCTGGCGGAAACATCTACCTGATCGACACGGAAGCGCGCCGAGCCAAAGACTACGCTCCGAAAGAGGGCGAGAAAGCCGACAACATCAACACGTTCGCTTTCAAGCACGTCGACCTACTCCCGCCGTTCGGTTCGGATCGGTACCTCGAAGCGATCGAGAAGTGCATCGCCCATGGCGAGCGCGGACCGCGAACAATCATCATCGACAGCCTGAGCCACGAACACGAATCGGAAGGCGGCATGCTGGAGCAATTCGAGGCGGAACTCGCGCGCCTCGGCGGCGGCGACAAGAACAATGCCCGCGCGTGGATCAGACCGAAGGCGAAGCGCCGGAAGCTCGTTGTGCGCATGGAGCAAATGCGCGACGTAAACTTCATCCTGACGTTTCGCGCCGCCGATCAGACGAAGCCCGGCAAGGATGACACCGGGAAAAACGTGTTCGTTCACATGGGCTTCATGCCGATCGCCGGCCGCGAGTTCGTCTACTGCACGAAGGCCTGCGCGTTTCTCCCGCCGAGCGCGGACGGCGTGCCGGTCTGGAATCCGGAGTACGTCGGCGAGAAGATGATGCGCCGGCTGCCGAAGTTCCTCGCTCCGATCCTGAACGACGGGAAGCCGCTGTCTGAGGAACATGGGCGCAAAATCGCCGAGTGGGCGCGGGGCGGGGCGAGCGCGCTACCGAAGGCGCCGGCGGGCCAAGCGGCAGGCAAGTCGATCGAGGAGCGCGCCGAGCTGCTCAAGGGCGAGATGAAGAAGAGCGCGACCATGGCCGATCTGCAGAAGCTCTGGAACCATTCGAAAGCGCGGTCGATCCGCGAGGCACTCGACCCTGACGCGCTCGACGCGCTCACGCTGTTCTACGAAGGCCGCATTGGCGAACTGGAGGGATGATGGCTGAGCAATCTGCGAAGCAAAAGCGCGCCCTTCTCAACCGCGTATTCGATCCGAAGACTACCGCGAAGGAACGCAAGCGGGCGATCCGGTCCCTCCTCGGCCTCGGCATTCAGCACGTCAGGAAGGAAAGGAGGTCCGCGCATGCTGACTGTTCACGCGGTTAAACAGGTCGATCACGACAAGTGGGCGCTACTTCTGGCGGAAGAGTCGCTCGGTCCGAAGCCTGGCGGCTTTACGATCGTCATTTGTGACGTGATGAAAGTCGGAACATCGCAAGCTGACGGCTTCTGGACACCCTTCGAGGAAGCTGCCGAGAAGTGGAATCGCGTTAAAGACATTCGGAGCGGCGCCTAATGTTCTACGTGATGCTCACCTACGCCGTCCCATTCGCAGCTGAGCTGCCGCTGATCATCGACCAGTGCGCTGCCGTCGACGGGCTCAAGCCGATGTTGGCCCGCGCGCGGATCGCCCACCCGAACGAGGAGCTGATCGTCACCGAGACGCTCTTCACGACGGCCGCCGCCATGCCCAAGATCCCGCCGGAGCTCGCGCGTGCGGTCGAGCTGTGGAACGCAATCGCCGACCGCGCGCGGCCGAAACTGCCGAAACTCCGCGCGATCGGCAATTACGTCGGACCGTACCGGCGATGGAAGAAGAAGAATGAGGGCCGCGACTACCTGCTCGAGGACGTCGTCGCCGCAGTCGAGCGCGCGACCTGGACGCACCCCTTCATACATTTTGCGTGGCTGCTCGGATCGAAGGATGGGGCGCTCAACTGCGACAAGGTGCTGAACGGCAACGGACTCGCGAAGGGACGTAGAGCAGCGGGCAACGGCGAAGAATTCGAGGCGGAACGGCGATGACCAACCAGAAGGACAATCCGACCACCACACGAACCGCCGGAGATGCGGCCGAGAGGGATCTTGCGGTAGCGATTTACGGGAGCGTGAAGTACGGCCAATGGGGACCGGATGACATCCGATCCGCGCTCCGTAGTCGCGGGCTCTGCTGCGTTGCGGCGGGCGGGGTGACGACCAAACACGAATACATCGTGAATGGCGTCTTGAAGGTGTGTCACCGCTCCTGCACCCTCCACCCCAAGCCAGCAAGCGAGCCGTCGAGCGCGGCACTCAATTACGCGGCGTATGGTCCGACGTCGAAACCCGCGCCCCTTCCCGCTGGTGCGGCAGGGGAGGAGTGGGGGACGTGCTGCGCATATCCGAAGTCGCGGCACTGTACCGAGGTGAGCACTCAATTAGCGCAAGCGGAATGCGAAAGCGCTGGATTCGTCCACCACCCGTTCACCGCCACCCCCGTCGCAAGCCCGGCCGAGGAGCCGCCGCTCACTGCTCGGCTGCCCAATGATGCGATTGAGGCAGCGCTGCGGTATCAAGGTACGCCAGAAAATCTCGATGAATGGTCGAAGACGTTGGCGGCGCATTCGTGTGCAGCGGGCGAGGTTGAGACAACTGGCGTACTACCGACAGCCAACGAGCCGCCAGCGGTGGTAGCGGAGGACCGGGCGACGCGGGCGGCCGAAGAATTCAGCTATCTAATTCCGAGCGACGTACGCAGTACAGTCGTCGCCAGCATCGCAAGGCACATCCGCTCCGCCTACGCCGACCAAACGGCGGAGCTGGAGAGGCTGCGGGATCTCACAAAGCGTGAACCGTATCCGTTCATCCTCGCGCTGAAGCGCCAGCTCACCGAAGCGAAGGCCGAAGCGGAGCGGCTGAAGGCCCAATGAACGACGAACTGACCGTCGACCCGGCGCGCGAAGGTGGCGAAGGGACCGCCGAGGTCCTGACGCGCATGGGGGCGTGCCTCGCGTGCGAGAAGCCAATCCCGCAGACCTTCAACATCATTTGGGGGCCGAAATACTGCTCGACCGAATGCAGCGAGCGCGTGGCCGCCGAAGGTCGCGAGCGGACGGCCTACTTCAAAGAGGCGCGCGCGCAGCACAATCGGCGGATGCGCCTGCAGCACTCCGGGTTGCGCGCTGACGTCGGCGCCGGCCGGCTGACCCTGGAGCGACTGCCGGACCTGTACGCCGAGACGCGCATCGAGGGAGGAGTCAACGTCGAGCGCTACCGCGAGATCGTTACGCTCCTCACCGATTTCGTGAAGGCGCCGCCGCTGCTACGAAAGGCCGGCGTCGCGGCGATCCTCTTCATACACGGGTCGAAGGGCACCGGCAAAACGTGGCTGGTCGAATCGGCGATCGGCTATGCCGTGCTCGAAATGAACGAATCCGCAATCTTCACCTCGCCGCTGCAGATGTGGGCGGATCTCAAGGATCACGAGCGCGGCGAAGCGCAGGTGATCGCCGACCTGACCGGCTGCGCTGTCCTCGGCATTGACGACTTGGCGCGCAAGACGACCCCGACCGAATGGGAGATCGCGACGCTCCTGCAGGTGGTCGATGAGCGGTATCGAAAGAACCGTCCGACGATCGTCAGTTGCAATTACTCAGTCAAAGAGCTGTTCGAAATGTGGTCTGACGCGGACGATCCGCGGAAGACGAAGAACTTGGAGTTGCTGTGCGACCGCCTGGCCGACAAGAAGGCGGCGATCAGCATCGCGATGAGCGGGAAATCGCTCAGAAGGGAACGTGCCTGATGGCCGAAATACCGATGACGACGTTCATTTGTCGCTGGTGTGGTGCGCCGTACGCATTGGCAGCTGCGATGGCCGAAAATGGTTTCATCGAAAAGCGTTGCCCGTCTGGTCATCGCCACAGCGACGGTACGACGGTTCAGGATCGCCTCCGCGAATCTGAACGAGCTAGCGATGAACGGTGCGGCGAACTCGCGAAGCTGCGTGCGACCATCGTCAACCTGAAGGGTCAGATCACGAAACTGAAGGCGAAGCGATGACCGGCTGGTTCCGCCTCGTCGATCGCCGCCGTCACCACCTGTTCGCGCCGATGGAGTCGAACGCGTTCCTGCTCGTGCCGGAGTGCAAACGGCCGCTGATGATCGGGCGGCAGTACGAGGACCGGCTGAAGAAGCTGTCGGATCTGCCGCCCGGTGCGCTGTTGTGTCAGGGCTGTTCGGCGAGTCCGAAGGCGGCGATGTGAGCGGCTTCATCGGCATCGATCCAGGCAAGGACGGCGCTGTCGCATTGATCCGCGACGGCGTTCCGACCGTCATGCTTTGGGACACCCCGACCGTCAACGTCGGTCGCAAATCGCGCCGCGACTACGATGAAGTCGGCATGATCGGAATCCTGAGGGTGGCCCGTGAAATTGTCGGCGCGCAGGATCTGCATGTCGCGCTGGAGCTGGTCCACGCGATGCCCGGGCAGGGTGTCACGTCGATGTTCTCGATGGGTGAAGGCTACGGCCTGTGGCGCGGGATTCTTGCGGCAATTGGACTCCGCCGCGAGGTCGTGACCCCGCAGCGATGGAAAGGCATGCTGATGCACGGCCAGCCGAAAGAGAAGACGGCTTCGGTGATGGTGGCTGGGCGACTCTTCCCGCAGGCCGCCGCGCAGTTGCGCGGACCACGCGGCGGATACGAGCACAACCGCGCCGACGCGCTCCTGATCGCCGAGTGGTTACGCCGAGCGCAGGGCGCTCCGTTTTGAACTGCGCTACACTTCCCTCCTGACGTCCCGAAATGACGCGGAGAGGGTGGGCGGGTGCGGATGACTGAGAAGCGATGGTTCCAGAAGCCGGAGTTCCTTTTCACAATCTTTGCGTTCGCCGCTATCAACGGCCTCACCTTCTGGCGATCGACAATCAACCAAGCGAAAGCCGACACTGACCAGCGGCGGGACTTCGAGGAGTTCCGCCGCAATCAGGACAGCTTCAACAAGGGTTTGCTCGACCGGATGTCGAGCTTCGAGAAACGCCAGGACGATGTGCTCAAGGCGTGGAACACGGAGCACGACGGCGTCAACACGCTGACCGGGTTGGTTGGAACTCTTCGGAAGGAGTACGATTCCTTCGTGCTGCGCCACGATGAGGACGAGCGGACGCAGAACGCTTACCAGACGAACACCCGCGAACGGGTGATCAAGCTCGAAGCGAAGCAACCGTAAAGGAGAGAGACCGATGGCCACCAAGACCAAGACCAAAGCCGAGAAAATGAACTGCATCCCCTGCAAGATCATCATCGACTGCGGCGCGCTGATCGTAGCCGCCGAGCAGTTCGCGGAGATGTCCGACACCCAGCCCGCCGAGCGCATCGCCGCGAAGGGCATGGCGCGCTACATCGACCGCTACATCGAGGCGTACGCGCTGATGGACGCGAAGGGGCTGACGAAGGGGTACGAGGAAGAGGCGGCCGCGTACTCGCAGAGCGCGTGCGACTTCGCGCTCCGCATCGACGCCTTCCGCGCCGGCGCCGAGGGGGCCGTCTCGCCGACCGCCGCCGAGTTCGACGCCTACAAGCATGAGTTGCTGAAGTTCGGTCAGGAGCTCGCCGGGTACGGGACCGACGAGACCTGATGCCGACGAGGGACTACGCCGATGCCGATCCGCGGCTGGTCGCAAAGGTGACCGCCGCGACGGATCGGTTCAACGCCACGTTTCGGTCGCTCGGATACGAAGCGCGAGCGATCGAAGTCTTTCGCTCCGCTGAAGAGCAGATGGTCGCGTTCAAGGCCAACCGTTCGCGTTTCGACGGTGTGCAGCGTAAGAGCAAGCACAACACACGCCCGACTCACGCGATCGACTTCGGGGTCTTCCGGTTGAAGGACGGCGCGTACATCGACAACGTTGACGGCTTCGACCGGGCAATGCTCGTCGCGCTCTACTGGAGCCTTGGGCAGCTCTTCCAGCGGTTCGGCCTGAGGTGGGGCGGTGATTGGGACAACGACGGTCTGCTCGTTGTGCCCGATCCGGACGAGTCGCTGAACGACATGCCACACGCGGAGCTGCCAGAGTAGCCGATGCTCCTCGTGATCATCTTGTTGCTCTGGTTCGCCGACGCAGCTCCTGCGTTCGTGCCGGACTGGCGAGCCATCTTCACGGCCGCCATGCCGATGCTCATCGGAGCCCTCGTCGCGCTCGGCCTCATCACCACAGTCGTGTTGATGGTAATCCGCCGAGGAGAGGAGGAGCATCGCCGCCTCTTCTTCCGGTGGGTCGATACAAAGGAATTCCGAGACGCGCTGGATGACATCCGCAAGCCCAAGGAAGAGAAATTCCTGCGACTCATCGAGAAAGCCGCCGAAGCCGCCGACAAGGCCAACGATCTCGCGATGAAAGCGCACAACGCCATCGTGACAGAGCACAGCCCGATACGACACGACATCATCAACAAAATTAACGACGTTTCGATGACTCTTTCGGCCAGGATCGACAAACTGGAGCGGGCGGCGAAATGAACGGACGTCCCCACCGCCGCGCAGTGCGCCCGCCCTGGTGGACGCGCACCAAGCGCGCGGCCTGCATTCTGTTCCTCACCGTCATCAACACGGCGATGGTCCATTGCGGGAACGTGGAGGAGTGGAAAAAGTACCGGCCGATCTTCGGGCTGATAGCGGTGACCAGCAACGCATTCGTCATCGGCCTGTCGAAGTCGCCGCCGGATGCCGCGGTCAGCGACGCCGCCGAGAAGACGCAGGACGCAGCCGCGGCGAAGGGCGTATCATCGCCCGCATGAAAAACCTCAGCATGCTCTCGCTCATGGCCGCCGTCGTTTGCTTCATCATCGCTGGCGTCGTATCGCCCGCGCAGCCCTACAGCTCGCGGCTCGTCGCGATCGGTCTCGCGTTCTTCGCGGGGAGCTTCCTTCTCGCCGCGGTGCCGCACTCGTGAAGCCGCCGTCCGCTGAATCTACTTTCCAGAGGAGAACCGAGAAATGAGACCATTTGCGGACAAGCTCCCTGATTGGGCGAAGGATGCGATGTTCAGCTCGATCGACATTCACTTCGGATTCATCGATCGGCTGAAGATCCTCTTCGGCTGGCGCGTCACTTTGGATGTGAGCACGGCCACGCAGGAAGAGATCATCGGAAAGCTGGAGACGCGTTCCGAAGTGCGCGTGTGGCGCCTTCCGATCTTCCGCAAGCCCGTCATGGGTTACGCCGAAAGTCCGCCGGAGAAGTGATGAGATTCCGAATCGCCCTCGCCCTCCTCCTCTTCGCCGCGCAGCTCAGCGCGCAGTGGCCCACCCCCGCCAAGACCGCGAACACGCCGGTCCCCTGCCCCGCCTCGTGCGGCGTCGGCAAAGCGGGCAAGCTCACCGCCGGATGGTCTTCGCCCGTCACCGGCTACGTCGGCCGCTTCCTCGACAGCTCAGCGACGCAGGAACTCCAGGGCGGACCGTGGCGCACCCTTCGCGCGCGCGTCGTTCGCGTCGTCCCCGAGCGCGACCGGATCTACTTCATTCTCGGCGCGAACGTCGTCTCCACGAAGCTCTCGACCTTCTTCGCGCGCGTCGAGACCGAGCGCATGACGCGGATGAACCGGTCGAACGGTGTGCCGGAATTCTTCCTGCCGTGGCAGTCGACGTTCTACGGGGAGTCGCAGTGGCCGGAGATGTCGCACACCGACGGGCAGGACCGCCTCTTTGACCTCGACGTCGACGACCGCGGCATGGTCTATCCAGCGTACTCCACATTCGGCACCGGCGCGCTCTTCGACGATCCGATCACGGGCCTCGTGAGCCGGTTGAACATTCCGCCCGGTGGCGACGTGGTCGACGCGTACGCCGTGGTCTCGGTGAAGTCGGCCGGCCGGTACTACCTCGTCGTCTCGAGCATCACGCAGTCGCACTCGAACGTGTGGGACGTGACCAGCGTGGCCACGCCGATCAGGCTCCCGAACATCCAGACCAGCATTGCCGTGTGGACGAAGGCGGGCGTTGACCGGATTGCTGTGGTGACCGCGACCGGGTTCGTCAAGGTCTACTCCGCCGCGGGCATCATCGCCGACCAGCCGATCGCGACCTTTGCGCCTCCGCTGTCGACCAGCTTCTTCACCGGCATCACGAGCGACGGGGTGAACTTCTACGCGGTCTCGTTCCGCGCGAGCTCGGCGACGGTGGTCTCGGTCCTCTCGCCGCTGGCCGGGTCGTACGCGCGGCGCGATGAGACGCTGGCGTACCGGCACCTGTCGGGCCCGAAGGTGCGCTGGGGCGCTGGGTGGCTGGCCGTGTTTGGCGTGGAGGATGCGCCCGTGTTCGGCGGCAACGTGCGGTTCTACCGAACCGGCGCGGCGCTGACCGAGTCGCCGACCGACTACTTCGCGAAGTACTACAGCTCGTCGCAGAGCGCGGCGCTGGCCTCGCCGAATGCTGCGCAGATCGCCACCAGCGGCGCCGGAGTCGACGCCCTGCCGGTCCAGAGCGGCAGCAGCACCTACCTGCTGGCGATGTTCAGCAGCATCGGCGACGTCTACCGACTGGCGGAATCGGGCGCCACGATGCCGACGCCGCAGCCTACGGTGACCCCTGCGTCAGTTCCGGCGCCCGTCCCTTGCCCGTGCCCTCAACCGGCCCCGCAGCCCGTTCCGGTGCCGCTGCCGGCGCCCACGGGACCTGTCATCGTGGCGGTGCCGCCGAGTAACCTGGAAGTTGGAACTTGGAACTTCTTCCAGGTGCAGCCCGGAATCACCGGCGATTGCCGCTGGTCGTTCGGCGATGGGACGCCCCCGTTCACTGCCCTCTGCTCGCGGTACGGCTCGCACGCCTACAGCGCGGCGGGCACGTTCACGGTCAGCGTGACGGCGAGCGTGCCAGTGGCGGCAAAGCCGGTGGTGATTCGGTGAGCGAACCAACGCATCGTCAGGCACTTCAAGACGCCCTCGCCGCGTTCCAGCGCGCGCTATTCGAGCACTGCGAAGATTCGACCGAGGCCGAGAAGCTGGCGATCTTGGCGCACATCGAGGCGCGGAAAAACGTGAAGCTGGAAATCTACGAAGGACGACAGCCGCTCCGGTTCGGTGGTGACTGACTTCCGGTGGCGGCGAAGAGCTTCACGATTCGGTGATTGACAAAGCGTCCATCCGGCCGCATCATACGCAGAACATGCGTACACAAGCGGAAACGTTAGGACAGTTCATCCGGAGAATTCGCGAGGGGAAAGACTTGACGCTTCGACTGGTCGCCAAGCGCGCGCGGATCTCGCCGTCGTACCTATCGGACATCGAGCTTGACCGCCGGTCCTTCTCGCCGAGGACCCTGATCGCACTGTCGAAGGCGCTTCGCATCGATCAAGCGGAGCTGGCCGAGGCCCTGACTCAAAAGCGCATCGGCGAATTGCAGGCCGAGATGGACGCGCTGAGGGCGGGCAAATGAGCAACTGTTGCCCAACCTGCGGACACAAGTTGGCGAGCGCGTGGGAGCCGAAGCGGATTTGCTATCTGTGCCTGTGCCAAAAGCCGATTCTCAAGCACCACAAATACGTGTACGACAACCCGGATGGCAGTTCTCGCGTGCGGCACCGCAACTGTTCCAGTCCCGAAGACTACCCGACATCAGAAACCTTGGAGGCGCACGCGTGAAGCTGCTCGTGTGGTTGTTCTCGTGATGGAACAGAAGGTGGCGCGGCATGTTCGGTGCTTCGTCTGTGGGCGGAATCTCAAGCCTCGCCGAATTTGGAATTGGGTATTGAAGGCCACTGTCGATACGGTCCCGTACCACAAGCACCCTACCAGAGAGCGCGGCGACGATCGGTGCGATGGCTCGATGAAGTTACCTGCGAAGTCGGATCTTTGAATGCGTGACTGCTAGTGAGGTGACGAGCACATGAGGCCGACGCCATCGTACAGCCGAGTCGGCAATCACGAACATTGAGAGCTTCGGCGGAACACCCGCCGCGAAAGGAGGAGGGATGCAGACAATTACAGACCGCGAGCGCGACTTCGCGATTTCGATTTTCCGCAGCATTACGGCATGGATCATCGACGTGGGGCGCGCGATCAAAAACGGCGGCGGCGAACAGCGCATTGAGGCGCTCGACCACTGCCAGGAGATAATCGACGACATCGTGAAATTCAACGCAGAGGAGCCCACATGAAACGAATCATTCCCCTCGCAGTTCTCTTCCTCACCCTCACCGGCTGCGGCACCATGCTCAACCCTGGCAACGTCATCCACCGCAACAGCTACGCGGAGTTCGCCAACGCCGCGCAGGACATGGCGGACGGCGGCACGACCTACCTCACCGCCGTCAAAGACATCGAGGGCAAGTGTCAGACCGGCAAGATCAATGCCGACGACTGCCTGGGCATTACCGAAGACGAGCGAGCCGTGCGCGTCGAAGCCCGCAAGGTCGAAGCGTTCCTGGCTGCGTGGAAAGCCGCCGGAGGTCGTCGCCGGGACAAGCCGGGCGGGTACGATGACCGCGCCGAACAGCTCCGTCTCGCCCGCCAAAAGGTCCTCAACGCGCAACTGCTTTCGGAGGTTGTCCAATGATCGTCACACTCGAAATGTTCACCGAAGCCATCGCCATCGCGCAGAAGGGCCAGAAGATCATTCAGGCCATCGGCGCCGCCAAGACCGACGAGGAGATCGCCAAGGCCGCGACCGACGCCATCGCATTCACCAAGGAAGCTCGCGTGAAGTTGCGCGAGGAGATCGAGGGTCCTGCAATCACCGATGAGCAGGCGGCGGGCGCCATCGCCAACATCAAGAAGGGCATGGAGGGCTACCTCTACGTGCCCGACAACACGAGGAAGGAGCCGACCACATGAGCAAAGACACCCATCAACTTCTCAACGAAGTGCTGAAAGGCCAAGCGGAACTGGCTGGCAAGGTCGACCGGCTGGCCGCGATCGTCATCGCCAACAGCGGTAGCGAGGAGCCGGAACCGTCCGGTCCGATCGCGCCGCTTCCGACCTCGCCTCCGAAGCCGCGTGGGTCCGGTCTCGGCCCCTACGCATCGCTGAAGGAAGCCGCCACGGCCGCCGAACTGCTCAACATGAAGGGCGGGCAGGACCTGCTCGGAGTGCTCGCGGCTCCGGGCGCTGGTGAGTTCACGCTCGCCCCCGACATCGACGTGACGACCAAGGGATTCCTCCCCGGCTTCGTCTGGCATCACGACCAGGGCCGCTTTGCCAACGGATTCGAGATGTTCACCCCGTCACCCGGTGGCATCATCAACTCCGAGTTCAAAACGCTCGACGAAGCCAAGACCGCAGCGGACGCGCAGGGACCGAACCGCGACGTCATCGAGGTTAGCCCGACGCTGTTCGTTGTGTGGCCCAAGGCGATCGGCAGCGGCCGCCCGCCGGGACCCACGGTCTACACGACGCCGATGCCGCCGGAGGTTCCGGACGTGAAGCATCCCGGCGCCGACGCTCCCGGCACCGATCACGAAGGGCGGGGGTAGGTCGATGAGAAAGCAACTGGTCCCGTTTCTGCTGCTCGTCATCCTCACAATCGCGGCTCCCGCGTCCGCGCAGTACGAAGGCGGCTGCTGGAACTGCTGGAACGATTACTCCGAGACCGCGCAGTGCAGTGCCGCGTGGCCCAACGACGCCTACGCTTACTCGCGCTGCGACGTCGTTCCGGCGCCGTACCCGTTCGTCGGCGCCACGTGTCTGTTCTCGGGCGCGTCGTGCGACATGTACGAGCCGAGCGCGGCGCTGGAGTGGAAGCCGGGCGGCGTGTTCGTCCGGGTCAAGCGGATGGCGCCGCGAGCGCGCGACTACTACACGGTGCTGCGAAACGAATCCACGGGATGACGAAGTGGCACCACATTCGGAGCGGGGGCGCTGGCGCGAGTCGGCGCCCTTTTTCTATTGCGCGCTCAGCCCCGGAATACGAACCGCCCTCCCGGTTTGAGCTTTCCCCGCTTGCGCATTGCCCTGGCCCATTCGCTGAGTGCCGTCCGAAACGTTCCATTCGACCTGATTGACGAAGGCGCGGGCGATGTGGAAGGGGACTTCGATCTCTGTTCCGTCGGGGTTTTCATAGCTCACCTTTTTGCCCGCGAGGATCTGCCGCGCGATCTCCGGCTTTCCCTGCGCCTGCTCGAGCGCGCCACTCACGGCCGCGTGGACCGCTTCATCATGGCCGTATTCGTCATCCAGGGCCAGCCCTCCAGCCACCCGCGCTCCGATCGTCAGCACGTCGCCGACGGAGCCGGACTGGATCGCCTTCGCGAGGCCTGTCTTCACGACGGCGGAAGTCGTCTTCCACAGCGGGTTGGTCATGATCTTGCGCGCGATGCCGAGGACTTCCGATCCGCCTAGGACGGCCGCGATCACACTGTGCGGCACACCGAGGACTTTTGCGGCCGTGCCCATGACTACTTCTGAGATGGCCCGATTCCTCGCGCCGGCCGTGACTGGCTTCGTGGTCGACGCCTCCGGTGCGGCGTTCAGAACTTCGTTCCAAATTCGCTGTTCGGGAGTGAGCGGCTTCGATCCTGCGTAGCGACCACCGGGCCCACGCGTAGACGCTTCGAATGGTGCCCCTTGCTCGGTCGCGGCGGCGGCAAAATCCTTACGGGGGTTGCTCGTTCGGATGCCCTCGTTCCGGAGCACATCACCCATGGACTCGCGGAGCGGGTTGGTGCCAGCGGGGTCAACGACACTCGCCATGCCGGCGGAGGCAGACCGGTCGGCAGCGGCGCCGATGCGCTCGGCCACGCGTCCCAGGCCGCGCCCGACGGCCGGGTGCTGCGCCGCGGCGATCGTCCCGAGGGTCGTACCGCTCTCGATCGCGCGCAGGTTCTCTTCCTTGGTCGGTGGACGCCCCTCGGCCACAGCTCGAGCAGGCTTGGAGACATCCGCCACTGGCCGCCCAATCATCGGCAGGTAGCCCTCACGAAGGTCCTTGACGGCGCCCTTGGTCGTCCCGTAGAGCCCGAAGCTGGCCATGTCCGCCAGCTTCTCAGCGAGCCGTACGGCCGCTTCGTGGCCGGTCTGGGGGATGCCCGCCTCCTCTATCGAGGTTGGCATGCCGAGGCCGTGAGCCACGCCCCGAGCTCCCGCCATAGCCATTTCACCGCCGGTCATCCCGTCGACCGAGAATTGATCCTGCGAGGTAACCCCGCGCCCAGCCTTCACGTCCTCGGGAGTCAGGCCGCGGGAAGCGAGGCTCCTTTTCGCCGAACTGGCTGGGGAGAGGATATCCGTCTCGATCGCGTGAGTGATCTCGTCATCGGACATGTCGTCCGGAAACGCGATCACGCCCACACCCTGCACGTTGATGTGCTGGGGCATCAGTGCCTCACGAGCCCCTTGCCGGGGACGTAGGTTCCGACCACGCCGCCAGCGGGCGCGGCGGAGGGCCCTTCGCCATGCTTCGGAAGCGTCACGTTCGGGTTGTACGTGTTGCCGACGTTCGCCGCCACACCGGCCGTCACGATGGAATTGCGGCGAATCGCGAGGTTCTTCTCCAGGAGGTCCACGTTGGCGAGCAGCGTCGGCAGCGACCAGTTCGACTGCAGCACCTTCGCTGCTTGCTTCAGCGATTCGTCGGTCGGCGAGTTGCCACCGCGGTAGACGACGGACAGCTCCGATTGCATCTCGACGATTTGCGAGTCGAGCTTCGTTGCGATGGCCTGAGCATCCGGTCCCATGGCGCCCTGCTTTGCCGCCTCGAGCGACACTTTGTTCAGCAGCGGGAAGCGCCCGCCTTTCCACTGCTCGGCCAAATCCTTCACGAGCCCCAGCGACTCATACGCGAAGTCCACGGCCTGACGCAGACGCACCTGCCCAGGCCCGTTGAGCGTCGAGAGGTAGCGTTCGGTCGCCTTCCAATCCTGCGTTGCCTTGGTGAGGTCGTAACCCTGCGCGGCGAGGGCGGCGCGGACCGGCCCCTCCAGCGTGCGGCTCTGAACGACGGGCGGCTGCTCGCCCTTGATGATCGCGGCCGCGATGGCCTCGCCCTGCGATCCGGACTGCGCGGAGCGGCTGGCGGCGGCCGCGATGCCTGCCCGCTTCAGCGCCCCGGCTTCCTGCATGCCGGTGGTGGTGATCTGCGTCTTCGCCGCCAAATCCTGCGCGGCCGTCGGCATCGCCCCGGCATCACGCCGGAGTGATTCGGTGTACGCCGACGCAGGCGTTCCTTTCGGTGGGGCCGCCGCTTCTGGCTGGCGCTGCGCCTGATCGGCGAACTGCTGCGGGCTCATCGCGCGGCCGAGGTCCTTTTCCTGAGTGAATGCGCGGGCCTGAACGTCGGGTGAGCCACTGGCCGCGATGCCGCTCTGCGTCTCGGCAAACTTCCCGACGTTCGCGCGCGTCCGGTCCGCCATCGTCGGCTGACCGGCGAGCCGCTGCGCGATGCCCATCACATCCACATTCGGATGCTGCGCCATGAACGCTTGCAAATTCTTCTGTGCCGTGGCTCGCCCTTCCGGGGTGCCATCGTTGAACGGCTCAATCGCTTTGCTCGCCCAATCGGCGACCATCTTGATTTCGGCCTGCTGCTCTTGCTGACTCTTCGCGAGGCCGAGTGTTCCACGCGAAACCTCGCCCTCGGTGTCGGCGCGCTGCTGCTCGATGCCGATGCGCTTGCGCTCCACGTCCATCGCATTCCGCTGCGCCTGCGAGCGCGAGTAGCGGTCGGCGAACTGCCCGATGATGTCGGCGGGGTTCGGTGAATCTAGCGTGATGATGTTCGCCATTTCGTCCTCACGGCTTCACGACAACGCTGCCGAACGGGAAGTTACTGAAAATGTCACTCATCCCAGACAAGCCGCCGAGGCCGAGCTTGAAGAGATCGATCATGAACGATCCGATGTTCTTCTCGCGGTCGACCCCCAGGCCCGCGAGTCCGAGCTTGTAATTGAGGTCCGCGCCGTACATCCCCGCGCCGGCCGCCGCGGACGCTGCCGCCTGCGTTGCGGCCGCATGAATGGATGCCGCGCTGACCGACGCGTCCGCCGAATACTGGATGCCCTTCAGTTGCAGGTCCGCTTGGTACCGCTGGAGCACGTCGTTGACGTCGATGCCGTACTTTTTGAGCGCGTTGTCTTCCGTCGCCAGCCACCGCGCGAGGTCGGCGTTGGTCTGCACGTTGTCGCGTGAAAGCTGAGCGTTGATGTCGGTAACGTACTTTTGCATCCCGGCCTCGGTCGCGAACCCTGCAAACTTGGTCTGCTGGTCCATCTTGGCGAGGTACTCCTTCGACAGCTCGCCCGCGAGCGCGGCGGACTGCTGGCCAGAAAGATCGCTGACCGCCTGATTCCGATTCGCCCCGAAGCCGCCCGACGAGATGACATCCGACCCGAGCGCGGCGCCGGCGGCGTTGATGTCACCGATCGCGTTCTGCCGCTGGCGGGCGAACATCGGGTTGAGCAGGCTCTCGACGCCCGGCTGCTGAGAGTTGCCGTAGGTCGACGAGTAGAGGTCGATCAGCCGCTGGATTTCGTCGGATGGGGCGGCGTTAGGATCGGGCGGCGGGGGCGGGGTGGTGGTGAGCGGTGTGCTCGGCACGTGTGCGGGTGGCGCTGGCGGCCCCCCAGGCGTGCCGGGAGGCGGCGTGGTAGGTGTGGGCGCTGTCGGCGGCAAAGGCTCCCCGCGTGGGCCCGTAGGCGTTGGAGGGGTGCTTCCCTGGCCGGTGCCCGGAGTGCCGCCGCGGGTCGGTTCTTGGGGCGCCGGGGGCGGCATCTGCCCGCCACCGGTGGGCGGCGCCGGCGGTGGCGGATTCTGCGCCGGTGTCGGTCCACCGGCCGCCAACCATTCAACAATGCTGCCCTGAAATCCGGATGTTCGATACGCGACAACAGTCTGCGCGGTGATGTTCGCGTAGGCCGGATTGAGGTACTGAAACTTTCTGTACCAAGATGCCGCGATTTCAGGGTCTTCCGTTCCGGCAGGTTTCGGTGGTGGGTTGTTCGGGCCGTACGGCGTGCCCCTCGGATCGACCGTGTCGGTGCCGGTGCTCATGTTCCCAGGAGTTACCCCGGGTGTCTGCCCCGGAACTGAGCCTGGCGGCGGTGGTGTCGGTGGGGCCGGTGGTGGCACCTGAGATGACGGAGGCGGCGTCTGCGTTTCGGTTTGATCGGGACCAGGAACTGTCTGGTCTGGATTCTGTACTTCCGGCGTGGATTGCGGCGACACAGTGAACGATTGCGCAGCCACATGCGGTGTTCCCGGCACCGGCATATTTGTAACGGGCGCAGAGGGTGGCATCGACGGGTAGTTCGGCGCTGGAGTTGGCGGCATGCTCGGGCTACCGCCACCCGGTGACGGGGCGGGCGCTGGAGGCATCGATGGCCCTGATGGATATTGCCAAGGCGGAGTTTGGTAGGGGCCTTCGTAAGTCGGCCGTCTTGATGGGTCGGCCGAAGCAGGCGGCGCGGACGGTGAAGGTTGGACAGGCGGCGCAGAAGACGACTGCTGAGTGAAGCCGGTCGGCGGAAACGGCACCCCGCCTGCGCCATGCTGCGGGTTGTATCCGAACACCGGCTCAGGCTGACCGGCTGGCGGCAACGGCTTCATGCCCCCACCGTGATTCTTCGTCGGGTCGTACCCGAAGATCGGCTCCGTCGAATATAGCGAGGGCGCAGGCTTGCTGCCGGGGTTCCGTGGATCGTACGCCGGAGTCGGTGGGATGCCGCCACCCTGCTGCGGAAAGGGCGTGAGAACCCCGCCCTGATGCCCCTGCGGATTGTAGCCAAATGGCGATTGCGGCGGGCCTTGCTGCTGCGGCGGTTTTTCTGGTCCGCCTCTCGGCTGCATCGCGCCGTTGAATGCCATCACGTGATTGAGTGCGTCGGTGAACGGGTTGCCGGTCGACTTCCGCTCGTTCGCCGCGTTGCCCATCGAGCCGGGCGTGAGCGAGCCCAGGGTGCCGTCCGCCCAGCCGCCGCCGGTGGTCGAGAAAGGATCTTCAGGCCAGATGGTCATGGCTTGTATTTACCCCCGCCGCCCTTATAGAAGTCCTCGTAGCCGAGGCCGTAGCCGAACCCCTGACCGCCGCCGAGGCGCTCCGGCGCGAACTGGCCGGGATCGTTCGCGAGCCGATTCTCCTGGCCGCGGTTGAACTGTCCGGCGGCGCCTGAAGCGAAGCCGGGATCGTACGGCGTGCGCGGCGGCCGATGCGTCACTCCGGCCGGAGTGAGGTCGACTCCGCTGAAATCCTTGCCGCGGGGGAGCGTCTGTTGCTTCCCGAACTTCGACGCCACGAAGCTGATGATGGTGGCGAGCGGGAGGCCCTGGCCAAGCAGAACCTGCGCGAGCTTCACCGCCTGCGGCCCCCACGCCTTGATGTCGTCCCACGTGTAGTTTTTCGCGGTGTCCTGCTGATCCGGCAGCCCACCGAACGGATCGCCTGCGCTGCCGGCCGGCGAGGTGATGTGCCCGAAGGGATCCCCCGGCACGCCCGTTGGGCCTGATCCGTCGCTGGTCAACCCTGGCGGCTTGGACGTTGCCCCCGTGCCGGCCGCGCCGGAGCTCGGCCGCGCCGGCATCTTCGTCCAGTCGATCGACGGGACCTTGATCCCGCCCATGAACGCCGGGTTGTTGAGGTCGGGATTCATGCCGCTCAGCCCGCGGAGGAACTGGTCGGTGTACGCGCCGGAATAGTCGAAGAGGCTCTTCTTCGCGTCGGTGGACCACTGCTCGTTTGCGGTCAGCGGGGCTTCGTAGAAGTTTGGCTTCTGGCCAGACCGAGTGATTTGCAGAATGGCCGCGGCGGCTGCCGCCAACGACCCCCAATCCGTTCCTTGTGATGTCGTGTCTGGCATCGCCCCCACCTCACACGGTTACTGCGTTGGTCCACGGCAATTCACCGCGCTTGACTTCGAGTTTAACATCCAACTTCGATATCGACCATTTGCCCGATCCACCGCTTCCCTCGCATCTGAACCTGAGCATGACGGTAGGCCCAACAGTCGCGAATTCCAGGAGTATCCGCGCGCCTCGAGATGCATCAAACGTCGCGGGGTAGCCTGGCGGCGTTGTCCACGTAACGCCACGATCATGCGAGAACGCGATGCTGATGTTCTGCCCCGTGAGCGATACGCCTTGCCCAAGAGTAATTCCGGCCCCAAGAATTGCCGCCTCATAACGTGGCGCGAATAGCTCGATGGCTTTGGGAATCACGTCGTAGATGATCGCGTACTCCGTCCCCGTGTTGGCGATCGTATCCTTCGCCGAGGAGGTCTCCATGAAGCGCGTCACGCCCGCGCCGCCGTACGACACGAGCATCCGTTTGCCGATCGTGTCGTACATCATCGAGCGCACCTCGGCGCCGTTCGGGCAGTCGATCACTGACCACGCTTGCGAGGGGATGTGGAAGACGTAAATCTTCGCCTTTTGCGTGTAGACCCAAACCTCTTTATTTCGATGGTCGACGGCGAGGATGGGCATCTTGTAGGTGGTCTGGCTCTCGACCCAGTCGGCGCCCTGCGCGTTGATCTCCTCGCGCATACCTTCGCCGCCGAATTCGACCGGTTCGCCGCCGTCCGCGTTCATGCGGTAGACGCCATCCTCGCCGATCCAGAATAGCTCTTTGCCCCATGTGTCCCACGCGCGCGGGCCGAGGCAGCCGACCTCCACGTTCGACGATTCGGGGAGGATCGGCATGTTGCGATCGGTGGTGCGCTTGAAGACCCAGAAGCCGCGGCGCTTCGCGACCCAATAGCGCCCCTGCGGACCGCCGCCGATGACACCCGCAGCCGTTGGGAGCCCCGCCACTTCGGAGAGCTTGAAGGAGTTCTGAGCGCGGATGCTTTTCGGCAATCCGATGTCCGACCAAATGATCGCGTCGAGGTTGACAGTCCGCGTCGCGGTGCTCTCGGCGTTCACGAACGGGAAGTAGAAGTCGCCGGCGGTGTACTGCTGCCCGTAATTCTGCTTGGCTGGGTTGGTGTCGCCGAGCGCATCGCGAAAAGAGAAGTTGATCGGATGCAACTCGAAGGTCGGAACGGCCGTGTTGCCGAAGACGATCATCACCTGTACGAGATAATCGTCAGGGGTCGGCGGTAGCTCGGCCGGTACGAAGTCGCTGATCCACGCCGCGTCGGTCGCCGTGGCGTTGACGATGGTTGTTTCCGTCGCTCCGAGAATTTCCGACATGAAGGCGCGCCAGGTGATCCCGTTGTCGACGACGGTCGCCCGCAGCGTTGTCGGCCACACCGGCTCCGCTCCCGCGTCAGTCGTACCCGCGTTGTCGGCGCGGTAGACGAAGCCATTGGAGGCCGATGGGGTGATCAGGCCACCGGCCGAGACGGCCTGCCCTTGATTCCACGGAGCGGACAGCCGAACCTTCAGGGTCAGCGGCATGTTGTACACCGCCGAGACAGCCTGAAAATCGCCGCGGTAGACGCGCTTGACCGGCGCCGTGAGCGCGACCACCGATTCCGCCTGGGTGTAGGCGTACGCGGTCGTCGTGTTCGTCGGGGTGAGCCGTCCCGTCGTAGAGGTTCCGGCGACCACGTCATCCGTCTCGACATTCGCGAGGTTCCAGTTTCCTCCAGAGGCGAGGTACGCTTTCGTCGTTCCGAGCAGGTTCGTGATGGGGGCGCGCACGTACGCCAGAAACAGCCGTTCGATGAAGGCCGTCACCGTGCGCGCGAAAATCGGCGTATTGAACGGCGTCGCGGAAACGTTGGTGCCGTCGTACGAAAGCGCGGCGGTGGGCGTCCCGGCGCCGTCGTCGAACATCGCGTAGAGCTTGCCGTAGATGTTCGCGAAGTCGGTCAGGCGCGTTCCGAAGGTGGCCGAGGTCCCGGAGTCCCACGCGAGCCCAGTCGTCGGCTTCTTGTAAATCTTCGTCGCGTCGAAAGCCATCGTGGACGTGCGCTGATTGGTCAGGTCCTCCCACCGCGCCAGGCCCATCACGCTCATCAGCGTGTCGTACACGAACGGCGGGCGGCCGTCCCACCGGTTCGGGCGGATCATGTAGTTCCGCAGCGCGCGAACGGTGCCCTCCGGCTGCGCGGTCGGCGAGTCAGCCGACGACGGATCGCCGGCGGACCACATGCCGCCCATACGCAGCGGGATCGTGCGCGTTCTATCGGCTGCTGTGGATGAGGCGGCCACCATTACCGAGCCCCCACCTTCACCGTATAGCGCCCGTAGTAGGCGTGGAAAACGACCACGCGATCCGTCCAGGCATCGCGGTCCTTCTCGTCCGCCCACCAGCTCCCATCCTGCCACTGGCTGACGTCGATGTCCGTTGGAACTCTTCCGAGGTCATGAGGGACGAGAACGGCATTTCCGGTGGCGGAGCAAAAGACGGTGACCGGATCGCCCCACGCGATGACCGGACGAAGGTTCGATTCCAGCGCCGCGTTTACGCTGTTGAGATCGAGCCGGTCAACGCTATCAACGCGATCCATCGAGCCCTACACGGCATTCGCTTGAAACGTGGCGACGAACTTCAGGACGAGCGATCCGTTGGGCCACCGCGCGCCGTTGCCTCGGCGAATGGTCAGCACAGATCCGGTGCTCTCGACGAAGACGGATTCCGGCGTGCCGTTGACGACTGCGTGCGCCGAAGTGCCCTGCAACCGTGGCGCGCTGTATCCGGCCGGAAGCGCCGCGTACAGCTCGAACGGGGCGACCCCGCCGCCGTCCGAAACAGTCGACGTCGCCACGTTGAGCGACAAGAATCCCACCGAGCCGATGCGGACAAACGAATAGTCAGACAGAGCGGACACCGTCCACGTGGCCACGTCCTCCGATGCCGTGAACGCCGGGCTGACCGTGACGTCGGAAAACGATTGCGCGTAGAGACTGCCCACCAACATCATCAAGACGGCCACCAATAGAACTTTTCTCATCAATTTCTCCTTCATCGCGGGGTCCCCGCGATCGTCGTAACAATCGTGTTGCGTTTCCCTTCCTCGACTCGAATGTTCATCATCGTAGTGAGGCGCGAAACGACGGACGCACGGCGCGCGGCGGCGTCCGCCCATCCCATCTTCTCCATCGTGATCGCGGTGGCCAGCTCGACCGCGAGCGTCTGAAGCTGTGGGTCCATCAGCAGCGTGTCGCCCGCGGCCACGAGGTCGTTCTCGCGGCGCGTGCCGTAGAGCACCACCATCGTGAGGTACGTCGTCGTCGGAAGCGGCTTCAAAAGCACCCGCGACCCGGCGCGGCGCCAGCGGGTCGGCCAGCCAGCCGCCATGCTGATGAGCCCCCACAGCTCCGCATCCGGCTCCTCGACGCTCAGATACTCTACCGTCGTCCCGTCAACCACGGCCGTGGTCAGCTTCGTGTAGTGGACGTCCTCGAGGTACAGCATCCGCTCCGGCAGCGGCAGATACGCCTGGTTGTTGATCGTCACGTCGTACCAGCGCCAGTTCCTCAGCCGCGGCAGCCAGTCGAGCACGCGCCGGCCGCTGAGGGTGAGGCCGAGCGTCAGCAGCTCGTCCTTCGCCTCGTTGATGTAGGTCTGAACCGAGGAGTAGTGCGGATGTTGGGTCGGCAGGTTGTTGCAGTTGCGGACGACGCGGCCGACGAAAGAGTCATCCGGCCCGGTGCATATCCACGTGATCTGATTCGCGCCGGCGTTGTCGACGACGGTCACCCCGACCTTCGTTGGCCAGGTCGGCTCGGTGGCGCCGGAAGTGCCGGAACCGGCGATCGATTGCACCGTGTACCGGAAGCCGTTCCCGCTGGTCGGCACGCGCACGGCCGCCACCGCGTACGCCGTCGCCGTCACCCAAATCGAGTAGAAGAAGGGGATGTCCGTCTCGGCTGGAGACGTGGCGGCGGAATCGATCTCGGTCCAGGTCAACTATTCAACCCGTTCCCACGTTCCGGACGACAGACCGAACCAATGGCCGTTCGCTTCATCAGGCCACAGCAGCACGGCCGCGCCGGTCCTGGCGCCGTTTTCGTTGAGCGATGGCGTGATGATCGTCGATTGCTTGCCGTCGAGGAAAATGTAATCGTCGTATCGGATCTGCGCCGGGGAATCGTCGAGACAGCAGACCAGCAGCGGGCCGTTCTCGTAGTCGGCGGCAGACGGCAGCGTGAAGTTCGTCTCGCCTCCAACGATGTGTACGACGCGGATGCCGGTGAATTTCGGGGTTGGCGTGACTACTGGCATGCCAACGGTAAAGCCAAGATCGCCCATCAGAAACTCTCCTTCTTTTACGAAATCGCCTGCACTTCGAGTGTCGAGCCGACGAGAACGGACGACGCCGTGACGTCGCTTGTGGTCTGCGCGAATTGAATCGTGAGTGTTCCGGCCACACTGACCGTGATGGTGCCCCGGATCACCGTGAGAACGACCGGATCAATGAGCCCCGTGATCGATGATCCGAGCGCCGTGTAACGCAGCTTGGTTTGGTTCGTCGCATCCTCGCTGATGGATAAGCCGTCGTAAACAACTGCGCTCGCGGTGACGGTCCCGGCGACCACGAATGAGCATCCACCAACAGGCGCCGTGACGAACAGAACCGCCTCAAACTTGTGCGTTCCGACCCCGAGCGTGAACGTTAGGCCCGTCACGTTCGCTAGTGTGTTGTTCGTTTTGTCGAACTGCGTCGCGACGCGCGCGATCCGCGGAGGCCCGCCGACACTCCCGGCGACTGGCGCCCCATTCGTGATGACCACTCCGCTCATTCCTGGCATGGCTCAGCCTCCCTGCACGATGCCGTATGCGACGGTCACTTCGGACGCGCCGGCGGCCGTGTCGATGAATCGGAACTGTTCCATCCAGGCGCGCTGATCCTCGAAAAACCAGACGCCGACCGGGAGGTAGAGCCCTTCCGAGGCGGTCGGGTCCGTGCCGTCCGTGCGGTACCGGATCGGGTTGTCTTTGACCGACAGCACCATCGAGTTCGCCTCGGCCGGCAGGACCACGCCAGCATCGGGAGTGGCCGTCAACTGGATTGCGGCATTCGGCGTATAGCGCGCGTAGCCCTTCCCGCTCCGGTTGTTCTGCGGGAGCGCGGAGTCGCCGACGCCCTGATTGATGAACGGCGTCCACGGTCCGGAAATCACATGTTCGGTTGCCATTTACAGAGGCTCCTTTCTGAGCAGGACCGCGATGTCGTCGACCGCGTTCCAGTAGTGATTGCGCGCGAACTCCTGAGCCGCCTCGCTCTTGTCCGCGAAGTCCTCGTGATAGGCGAATGCCACCGACCAGGAGAAATTGACGCGCGCATAGTCGCCGGAGTGCTCGAGCCCATTCACCATGAGCCACTCCCGCGAGAAGTAGGCGAGGCGCGCCTCGGTGAGCGGCTGCCGGTGCGAGGGGTCCTGCAGGAAGCGGTCGCTCTTCGCGTACGGCCCGACGAAGCGGTATAGGCCGCCCGGCTTGAGGCACCGGTAGACCTCCTCGAAGTGCAGCTTCCAGTCCGGCACGTGCTCGACGAAGTGCGAGGAGGTGAACATGTCGACCGATCCGTCTTCGAACGGCCACGGCGCGGCGTAGAGATCCGCCTGCATGATCCGGTCGCCGGTCGCGAACTTGTCGACGCCGATGAAGCCCTCCGGCAGCGTGACCTGACCGCAGCCGAGGTCGACGAGCAGCGCGTTGGGATTCTCGGCGCGGATCTTCGCGACAGCGCGCGCCTCCATGCCGTCGAAGGTTTCGGCCTGCTGAACTTCGATCACGCTCATGTGATGACTCCTGTCGATGGGTCGATGTGCCCGACCTTCACTGCGCAGTTCACCCCGAACCGCGCGCCCGCCTCCTCCTTCGCCTTGCGGCAGAAAAAGAGGTCCTGTGTGAAGCTGTCGGTCGTCTGAAACCACGGCTTGCTCAGCTTCTCGAAAAGGCCCTTGCGGAAGATCGCGCACCCCATGCCGATTCCGTTGACTTCGATGGTACGCCCCTCGCGAATTGCCGCTGCGATCGACACCGGCCGGAAGTCGCCCGGCTCCTTCGGATCGCCGTACGCCATCGGCACCGGCGGCGCGACCTTCATCCAGTAAAGCCCGGACACGGCGTCAAAGCCACGATGCCCCGCCTCACACACCCAGCCCACCCCCCCTACTTCGGCGCCGCAGTCCGGACAGGTGAAGATCGATGCGAAGAGATCGCGCACGGCGTTGGGCGGGATGATGTTGTCCTCTTCGACCGTGAAGACGAAGGGGGCCGCGACGACCTTCTCGACAACGCGCTTGGGGTCCATGACGATCTCGAAGAGCTGCTGGTACGCCGCGCCGACTTCCATCCGCTTCATCGTGAACCGCGGCGTCCTGAACTGATTCGGCGGCCACTCGATGCGGTCCCACGCATCGACCACCTCGCACGGGTAGAGGCCGCGCGTGGGAATCACCCAACAGAGGCCCTGATCGCGCCACATCTTCGAGCGCTCGAAGGCGGACACGTTCTCTTCCTTGAAGCCTTTCGCGACCTCATATCCGGCTCCGGCGATCTGTACTTCAGCAACGGCCATTCGTTTTCACCTCACGCGGAAGATGCCGCGATATACGGAGTTGTTGAACGTCAGATTGTAGTCGCCCGGCACCATCGACAGCGCGGCAATGAGCGTGAGGGTCGTCAGTGTAGCGGTCCTCACCACTGCCGAGCTGTCGGTGATTCCGGTCGGATAGGTGAGCGTGTCGGTCGACGCGAAGCGCGTCCCGGCGAGCAGCACCGTGACGGCCGTGTTGCGCTCGATGGCCAGCGGCTCGCGCGGCGAGATCCGCGTCCCGTCGCTGCGCGTGATCGTGTTCACCGTGCCAGGAATGACTTCGGCTAGCGGGAACTGAGAAATTTCCTTCGCGCTCTTCGCCAGCTTCCGCGCATTCTTCGCCGCCCGGCGCGTGGCGTTGACGAGCTGCTGGACCTTGTAATCCTCGGTCTTGTGGTCCGCGCACAGCGGGCACTTCTCGACGCCGTCCTCGACGACGAACATCTCGACCGGCCACTGAAACCGGCAGACCACGCACCGCTTCGATTTGTAGTCAGCAAGGATGCGCTCGCGGTACCAGGCCGGATCTTCGTCGATGGGCGGGTGACGGCGATCGATGATGGTTCGCATTCAGATTGTTTCGAAGAACCCGAGCAGTTGACGTCGCTTTGGTGTGTGCGTGTCGGCGTGCTCGACGAGTCTCATTTCTGTTTCGATGCGGTCCTCGTTCATTCGCCGCCGCGTCTTGAAGCCCTGGGCGGGATCGCCAGTTACCCGCTCCAGAACGAGCCTTGCTCTGTCGCCGTCCCATTCGATCCGTCGCGGATAGCTACGGAATCGGAGTGGCTTACTGAACAGGTACAGCTCGTCGGCATTCATTTTTAAACTCCTACCACACTCATCCTCCGAAGGTGAGGGGCGGGGTAAGTTCCCGCCCCTCGAAGTGACTGCATAAACGGGGCGTTACGACGTGGGGTAGCCGGCGATTCCGCGCCAATCCTTGTGGAAGCGCGCCCACCGGGAGGTGACCTTGTACTTGATCGCGTTGGCGTCGAAGTCGACGTCCTTCGCGTACTTCGGCTTCTGCCGCCACATGAAATTGAGCGGGTTCCGCTTCTTCGAGATGACCCACCAGCCGGTGTACGTCGTGCCGAGATACTTGCACATCACCGGCGTGATGTCCTCGTCCTTGAGGAGGTTCTTGTTCCAGTTGTTGGTGTTGAGCTGGCGTTCGGTCTTGAGGATCTCGAGCGCCGTGAACTTGTTCGCCAGGCCGTGCAGCAGAATGTAGCCGCCGGTGTTCTCGATGAAGTCGCCTTTGTCGTCGAGCTGACCGTCAAGGGCGGTGATCGCCGAGTAGACGTTCGCCTGAGTGAGCGCGGCGGCCGAGGTGAAGTTGACCTGGCTCTGCGGCGGATTCTTGAGAGTGGTGTGCGTTCCGAGAAGCGCCCCTCCGTCGCGGCCGATGTAGTCGGCGGCCGTGGAGGTGCCGTTGAGAATCTTCGTCGCGCAGTCCACGTCGGCGGTCCACCACGCGGAGCGCTTCCAGCGCTTGGTGACATCGGCGTACGCGCCGAGGGTCGCCACGTTCTTTCCGTCGAAGGGGCCGGCGTCCGCGAGGTCGTCAAGCGTCTCCTCGGCCGTGCGGAACATGCGGCCGAAGTTGCGCGGGATGACGCGGAGCTCGGGGCCGATCTCGTAGGAGTCCGGGTTCATGTCCTCGAGCAGTTCGCGCTCGGTGAGCTGACCCAGACCGCCGATCTGAATGTCGACGTATTCGCCGCGGCCGAAGTCGTCCACGTTGAAGTACTGCGGAAAACACGCATCCTGCTCGGGCGTCTCCGCTTCCCACGCGCTGTCGATCAGATCCTCGATCAGCGCGATCGCGTCTTGAGTGGTCCAGTAACCGGAAGATGATGTCGCCATGATTTTCCCCTCCCCTTACGGCACGATCGCGGCATCAGCCGGAACGAAAAGAACGACCACGTTGACGTCGCCGTTCGCGACGGGACCATTGTCCCAATCGAGCGCGTCTTCGATGTAGCCGCAGCTCGAATTGGAAACGCCGGTGCCGGTCGTGGCGCGGATTGCGCCGATGGACGCGCCGGAGCCCCGTGAGAGCGCGCACGTCGCGCCGCGCAGGGCATCGGTCCAGGTACCGGCGAGCGTCACGCGGAACGCCTTGTCGTGCTCGAACTTCCACACCGAGGCCTTTTTCGCGCCGTCGGTGGCGCCGTTCTGGCCGGTGCGGGCCGCGACGCCCGTGAACGTGGTCGGGCAGCCGGTCGCGGCCGCCTGAATGAATCCGGACGACCTCACCAGGAGATCGCCCTTCGGATAGGTCTGCGCCGATGCTTCCTTGATGCCCTTCATTTTCGCGCCGACTTTGCGCGACGCGGGCTCCATCGGAACTGAGGTTTTGCCTGTGGTTGCCATGTGTTACTCCCTCCCGAGTTCTTCAGCGGCCACCGCCACTGCGGGGATCTTGTTGAGCCAGAATTCGCACTCCTGAATCGCGCCGCCGACGGCGTGAAACGTCGCCTGGGCTTGCTGCTGCTGGCGGCGCAGGTCTTCGAGGCGTGCGAGTAGCTGTTCCCGATCCATTACGCTGGCGTCCCGCTGAAGAGATTGATGTAGCGTTTGTTGCCGTTGACGAGAACCGCGATGCATCCGGCGTTGGTGGCCGAGGAGACCCCCGCGTCAGTCCAGATCGTCGTTGCTCCGGTGCCGAGCGTCGAGGGCAGGTCGAGAATCGCCGCGTACTGGAGGCTCCCCGTCTGCGTCTCGGCCTTCTCGATGCGGATCGGAACGAAAGTCCCGCTGACCGTGCCGGAGAAGGCCGCGCGCATCCGGATGAAGTTCAGGTTCCCGGTGACGGTGCGCGTGGCGGCGTCATCGGTGACCAACTCCAAGTTCAGAGCGCGGATGTCTCCGCCGACCGTACCGGCGGCAGTTCCTTTGGGATTGACGTCGACGTGCAGCCCGATGATCGAGCCGGAGCCGCTGAGCGCAACACCGCTCGCGACACGCGGGGAAATCTGGCCGCCGAAGACGGAGCCGGAGCTGCCGATCGTCTGGTTCGGTTTGGACTGAAAGCCGATCGAGTCGCCGCTGGCCTGAGTGAAGTTGCGGCTGTTGATGCGGACCTGCTTGTCGTCGGATTCGGTGTTGAGTGACAGGTGATTGGCCGTGGTCCCAGTGATGGTGGTTGCCGTCATCGTGGTGGCCACGATCGTTCCTGTCACGCCACCGTCTTTGAGCAGCACGCCGTCGACGGTGACTCCAGCGGCCGGCGTGAACTCGGCGATGGTGTCGACCGCGACGATGGTCATTCCCGTCTTGCCGAATGTGGTTGGAAGATTGGCTGAGATTTGGTCCGGCATGGCTTACGCTCCCGCCCGTCCGCGCGCCGGACGAAGCTCCCGGCCGCTGCCGTCGAGCACCGCGACCTGGCCGCCGGCCTTGAGCACCTTCGCCTCTTCCGCCGCGTCTTCCTGCTGCTGCGCGCGTTTTCGACGCTTCTGCTCTTCGGTCATCTGGGCCTGTTCCTTGAGGTAGAGCGACGCCGGGCGGAACATCGCGCGGTCCCCGCCAGCGTTTTCGGCGAAGCCCTCGGGGGTCCACGTGAAAACGTCCTCGTTGATCCACCACTTTTCGGACTTTTTGACGAACTTGTAGCCCTTCATCTTCGCGAGGGAGAGCTTGTCGCGGTCCGCCATGTTGACGAATTGAAACTGGTGAAGCTCGTCCGGCGCGTCCTCGAGATGCATGTCCGCTTTGCCGCCGACGTGGCCGACCAGCGTATTGAGCAGCATCGAGTGAACGACCATCGAGCGGTCGAAATCGGGGCGCAGATTGAGCGCCACGTCCCCATAGTTAGGCATTTGCGTTCCTCCGTTTGCCGCGTTCGATCAGATCGTCGACCTTGAGGCCCAGCCGTGGCGCGATGTACTCGCGCGCCCTGCGCTGCGCGTCGCTGAGAGTTCCCTTCGACGGAGCACCCGGCGCTGCTGCGGGGGCAGGACGGCTGCTACCCGGAGGAGTCGGCGGTGTGGGCTGCGAAGGTTGAGCGGCAACTGGCGCGGGCGGCGCGGTAGGCGCGGCGGAGGCTGGCCACAGGTGATTCCATGCGGCGAGTAAATTCCTGGGGTTGGTGAGGCTCCCGTTGGCGTAGAACGGGCTGCCGTTGTAGGTGACCTCGGCGAGGAGAGCCCGGGAGCGGGCGTCGACCACCTCGCCGGGGATGCCGAGCGTCCCGAGGTGGTTGCGGAGCGCGAGGTACGCGCCCTGGGCATCTTCGTTGACGCGGCGGCCGCGCAGCTCGGCCGTGATCTCGGCCTTCACCTCATCGCGGCTGGAGCGCACTTCGTTTTTCACGTCGTCGCGCGTGATCTCGTTGAAGAGCGCGCGGGCGCTTTCGAAGTCACCAGCGGCCCACGCCTCGTTCATTTTTGCGACGCGTGGGTCCTCCCTCGGCTCCGGCGCGGGCGCGGCGGGCTGGACCGGCATCACGCGGCGCGCGATGTCTTCCATCTGCCGCGTCTGCCGCTCGCTCTCCAGCTCGCGCTGAAGCTGCGTGGCGCGGTCGCGCTCTCGCGTCACCTCCGTCCGGCGATCGGCGAAGATTTTCGCCACCTCCTCGCCTGTCTTGCCCTTCAGCTCTTCGTCCTCGGCGTCGGCAAAGACGAAGGTCCTGTAGGACGGCGCGGCGGGAGCCTCGGGGGCGGGCTCTCCCTGTTGTGGCGCCGCGACCTTGGCGAGGAATCCCTTCAGGTCCGCACTCGGATCGATCGGCTTCCCTTCGCTGTCAACTGCTCTCGGATTCGCCATGCGATTCTGCCTTTCTCACTCGAACAAGCGCGCCGTCGATGACGTCGAGCATTTCTCTTGCGCCCTGCGCGCGGTACGCGGCGCGGAGCGTCTTTTCGGCTGTGTCATTGGACGACGTCGCCTCCCTCTGGAGCTTCGCCGCCCGCTGGAGGAGAAGCTGCAGGAGGTTGAGGAACGCTGGGTTCCCCTCCAGGGCTTGGAGGTGCTCCGGGCCCGCCTCCAGGTCCGCCGGGAAGAGCGCCTCCGGGTTGGGGAGTCTGCATCTGAGCAAGGGCTGCCTCCATCTGCACGTTCTGCTGTGCTTCGAGCTGCGCGTTGCGCTCCTCGACCAGCGTCTCGATTTCCCTGGTGAGGTCGTACGCGTCCTCGTCGGTCACAACCTCGCCAACCAGGTCGCGCAGAGTCTTCTGGTCGCGGTCGATGATCTTCTGGAAGACCTTCAGGCCGGCCGGGGAAAGCGGGGTTTGGATGTTGATGATCGCCGCCATTACCTTCGCGACGTACTCCCCGTCCTCCATGAGCATCTTCTTGACGGCCATCACCTGCGCGGGGTCGATCTCTTTGGCGAGCGCTTCGTCGGAGGCGGTGAGCGCCACGCGGAAATTGTCCATGCAGTCGCCGACCGGGAAGCGGAACGGGAGCTCCATCGTCGCTTTCGCGTCCTCATCCCACATTGGGAGGATTTCGCCGAGCGGCTGGTACTGGCGGCGCGTCTCGGCGTCGAGGCGCATCAGCCGGCCGAACTTCGCGCTGAGGCGGTGGAGAAAAAGGTGCGGCTCTTCGGAGGCCTGCTCGATCGCCTGCGCCATCGTGTTCGCTGGCGTGCGCCCGCCTGGGTCGCCGGTCGAATACTTGGTTTGCTTCGAATCGAGTTGCGACATCGAGAGGAAGAATTTCAGGTGCTCCAGCATCGAGTCGTGCGCGGCGCCGGCGCGGACGACGTCGAAGTCTTGCTCCATACCCGGAACCCACGTCCCCGGCTGCATGGTGGGGTTCGCCTTCGCGAAGGCTTCCATGACGGAGTTGTCCGGGTCATACCTGTAGAGCAGGTTGTTCGCGTGGAAGAGGTTCTTGATCTCCGCCTGAACGATGTGCGTGAAGACGGTCTGGTGGTACTTCGCGTTTCCGACCGTCGACTCGCCGTCGTCCGCCTGGTCGATCAGCTCGAAAGGGCGCTCCTGGTGCTCGTAGTCGTTGAGAAAGCAGTCCATGAGCTTCCCGCCAGTGCGATGGAAGTTCCCGATGAGGTTGAGGCGCTTGATCTTCTTCTTTCCGTCGACCGGATCTTTGAACGCGACCTCGCGGTAAAACCACGTACTCCACACGTCGCAGTCCTGGACGGGCTTCTGTGGAGTCTTTTTTTCGGTCGTCGCCGCGGCCTTGGCGCGGTTCGGGTCGAAGTGGTCGGTGAGGTTCTGCGCGAGCTTTTGCGCCTCGTCGTCGTTCTCGATGAGGAAGAGCTTCTCGGCCTGCCACATCTTGAGCAGCTTGTCCGCGCTCCAGGGCGTTCGCTCGGCGAACCATGGCGTGATCGCGAAGGCGTCCTCTTGGTAGAGGTATTCGAGCGGCATCATCCCGTTGAAAAATGGGATCAGGTAATGCTGCACGATATCGCCGCGCATTCGCGTCGACTCGTATTTGTCGCTGAGATCGAGCTCTCTTCCCTTGACCTTCGGAACGAGCACCGTGCCCTCGTTCGGGTCCGCGGCGACCTTCCACCAGAACGGGCACCCTTTGACCGCGCCGCCGATCGCGCGCTGCAGCTTGCGGCCGAAGTTGATGCGCTCGCGGACGATGAACTCGTAGCCTTGACGGAGGCGCTTGGCGACCTCCTCGGCCGTCTTGGTCTCGACCTGCGGGGCCGGTGGGGGCAGAGGTGCTTGTGGCTGAGGTACTTCCGACTCAGTGTAAAGCTGCGCTTGCGGGTTTACGTTTGGCTCCACGGCGGCCATAGACAGCGCCGGTACGGGCACGTCGTAGGACGCGCCGAGGTAGGCGTCCCACTTGAACACGGGGCGAGCGCGCATCACCTTGTTGTAGGTCGCCGCGATCACCTGCGCGGCCGGGATGCGGGCGAGCGGCGCAGGGTAGATGACCGAGCCGGAATCCGGGATGGGTGGGGTGGAGAGCTTGGTCGCGCGGTACGTCTCCAGGTTCTCAACGGCTTGCTCCCAAATCCCCTGCCAGTCCCTGTGCGTAGCGTTCAACTCGTCGGCGAGGTACTTGTTGACGGCGGCCAACTCGTCACCCTTGAAGATGACGCGGATGAAGCCGCGCGCGTCGGTTTCGAGTTTGACTGAATCGATCTTCGCGTCGAGGAGGTCGCGGAATCGGGTGGCTTCGCTCATGCGCTCTTTGCCATCCGTTCCTGCGCTTCGTGGAAATAGACGATCGGAATCATGTCGCCGATCTTGATCTCCTGCGCCATTCCGCTCTCGACGTAGGACGCGGCAACGGCCGACGCCTCGCGGTAGAGCCTTTTGACCGCCGCCATGCCGCCCTCATCTTTGGCGTCGGCGATCAGCTCTTCGGGAACGGCAATGGCTACCGCCCAAATCCGCGCAGGCTGCGGAGCTGGGATCGCCTCACGCTTCAGCGCGCGGAAGAGCATCGCCCCGGCTTCGAAATGGCGGAACCTGCGCACGTACACCCGTCCATCACGCGGCAACTGGCACCCCCAAAATCGGGTCAATCTTCGGCCGCGGCAGCGCCGACTCCATCTCGTCTTCCTGGCGCTCCTTTTCGGAGCGGCTGCGCTTGTTGACCGCGCGATGCATCGCCAACGAGTCCGCGATGCCGTCGATGTCGTTCTTGACTCCCCGGATGTTCTTCAACTCGTTCCGCGTCGCGTTCCCCAGCTTGTCGGGGCGCAGGAGCATCTGATACATGGCCAGCGGCTCAGCGAGGCCAGCGCGAAGGTGCGCGCGCTTCGAGCCAGCGTGACGGATGGGCCGCATCCGCGAGCGCAGCCGGCGGAGGCGCTTGTCGGTCACCATGAGGTTCGCGACAACCGCATCCTGCCAGGCCGAGGCGTCGAAACCGATCACGCGGAAGTGGTAGTAGTCGTCCATCTCGGCAAGCGCGTCGATCCAGCCCTCGGTGCCCGTCGAGTCGGACTTCGTCTCGAGCTGAAAGGCCACCATTTCCGGATCGGTGCCGATCGCCGACACGGCCCAGTTGTCCGGATCGTGGTACGAGGTTCGGGTCTCTTCTTCGCGCGATGCCCACGCCGGATCTACCAGGGCCACGCGGTCGAGGTCGAGCCACGGGCAGTAGACGATCGTTTTCGCGTTCGCGCGCCAGCCGTCCAGGAGGTTCCCGTCGGCGTCGACGACTTGGCGGTCCTTCTTGGCGACGGGCCGTCCCTCATCGTCTCGGCAAAACCGCGCGACGAGGAAACGCCCCAGCTTATGCTGCGAGGCTTTGGTGTGCGCGAACGGCCCCAACCACCACCGATCAGGGTCATCCACCAGCGCGGGCGGAAAGAGCCGCCCGCTCGCCGAGCGGCTGAGCAGCAGATAGTTGTTGAGCCACGAACGGACGCCGTCCGGCTCGTTCTCGTCGGAAAGGACATGGCGCTGAAGTTTGGCGATCCGCTCAGGCGGGTACATCTGCGGAATCGTGGGGGTACCACGAACGAGGACGTTCGGAATCGGCCCATCGTGCTCCTCGATCGGCAGGCGGATGGTCAGGCACTCCTGCGCCATCGCCCGCGAGGTGAGGAAGCCGTCGTCGTCGTCCTCCTCGTGCTTGGTGCCGACTTCGCGCCGGCGGATCCGGCGCGTCGGCATGTAGAAGCCCGTCAGGCCGCGCATCCAGCGCAGGACGCCTTTCAGTTCCACCGGCGAGGAGTTGCCCTCATTGACCAGATCGTCGGTAAAAAACGTGTCGTAGTGCGCGCCCTCGTCTTTGGTGATGTACCCGCCCGCCTGAATCGTCGTCTGAGGGTGGGAGATCGTCCGGCCGCCGAGGGTGATCTCCTTCATGGTGATGAGCTTCGAGAGGTTGCCCTCGGGGATGCGCTCGGGGAAGAAATCGCGGTACGTTCCCGAGAGAACCGTCGCGCCGATCTGCTCGCAGAAGGCCCACGCCTTGTCGTCGGTCGCGCAAGTGATCTTGATCGTCGAATTCGGATCGACAGTCGCCATGAAGAGCGCGGCCCCGTGCGTGATGGTCGAGCTTTTGAAGATCCCGCGGAACCATCGGAAATTGAGGAAGTCGAGCGCGGCGTCGAGCTCGCGCCAGCCGTTCGGGGTTCGCCAGTCGATCTGCCGCGCCCAAAGCCCGTCGCGGAATCGGCGCTGGACGTACGAGTCGAAGCCGCGCGCGTCGAGCACTTCGATGAGGCGGTCGGTCAGGCCGCACGCCGCGTAGCTCATCGGCATGTGCAGCTCCGGGATCATCTCGTTGTGCTTGCAAATCTTCTTGGTGAAGAGGTAGCTGTCGCTCAGAAGCACCTCGCGCAGGCGCCTCCACTGCGTCGAGGAAAGCGACCGCCGGCGGGCGCGCGAATCGATCGCCTCGCCCGCGTCGCGCTGCTCACTGAGTCTGGAGTTCAGACTTGTCAACGAGTTCCGCCTCCATTGCTTCGGGTGCCGGGCCGAGCGCGCGCCGGCGCAGGGTGTTGAGCTGCAGGGTTTCTTCGAGGATGCCGTCCAGGTCGTTGCCGTCGATCTCGACCGTGTCGTCGCCGAGCAGCCGTTCCTGCTGGTGGATCTCGGTGTGCTGCGAGAGGATAGCCTTGCGGTCAAGCGATTTGCCCTCGGTGCGGTCGAAGGCTTCCTTGAGCGCGCCGAGGGCGAGGGCGTCGAGGATGAGGGTCGTTTGCCCTTGCGCGTCGGTCTCGGCGCGGTCGAGCAGCGCTTCGAGCAACCGCCACCCCTTTTCGTTCACTCGGCGCTTTGCGTCCGCCGCGGCGAACCGGATGGCGACGCGCTTTTGAATGCCCTCCTGCACCCAAGCGGAGAGCAGCTCGATCA